ATGAACCTCGCAAACCTAACTCAAGAAGAAAAAGATAAAATCAATGTCGATTTGGTAGCTTCTGGTGTCGCATATAAAGAGCGACTCAATATGCCAGTTGTTGCATCCGAAGTTGAACGACAACAACCAGCACATTTGCGCGAGTACTTTAATGAACGGTTAGCGTTTTATCGTGAGAGAAGCAAGAAGTTGCCGGATGGAAATTCAGTGCAGTATTTGAAAACAGAGTAGTGCCGATGTTGGATGGAACCGACCGAGTTATATAATCAATCAGTTATCAATTTCTGGTGTGCTATTGGTGTCCTGATTTTTGTAAAAATACACAAAAAAAAGCGGAAATAATAGCTAATCCTATTACCAGCGGGTATACTTTTAACCAAGAGTTATCACTTGGTAACTTATTTAGTGTGTCTTGGAGGTTTCTATGTTTTGCGAAGAAAAAGTAGCTCAAATGGCTGCATACCTACTGCATAAACGCGGTGGGCGCATGGCATACATAAAATTAATGAAACTTCTTTACCTTGCTGATAGAGAGTGCTTAATTAGATTTGGTGACTCTATGTCAGGAGACAGCTACGTTTCTATGAATCATGGACCTGTTTTATCCAGAACTTATGATTTAGTTAAATCTGGTGGAGATTATGATGATTCTCCATGGGAATTATGGATCTCTGGTGAGGCTAACTATGAAGTTAGCATAAAAAAAGTATTGTCAGGTGTTATGGACGATGATTTTGATGAGCTAAGTAAAGCGGATATAAAAATACTTGATGAGACTTTTTCCAAGTATGGACACCTGAAAAGGTTTCGAATTTGCGATTTAACTCATGAAATATGTCCAGAGTGGAATGATCCTCATGGTTCATCTATCCCCATTAACCCAAGAGACATATTTCTAGCTGGCGGTAAGACTGAACAAGAAGCGGATGCGTGCTTGCGAAGTTTTAATGAAACTAAACAGCTCAAGGCATTTAGTTCTGAATTAGCATGATTGATTATCAACCATATAAAAGAGGTACGGTGTTAGCACCAACAGGCCCATGTGAGCATTTACACGTTGTTTGCAATGATCCTGTTTATTACCCCATTAATGGTTGTGATTGTGTTTTGGTTGTAAATATATCAAGTTGTAAAGAGGGTGTCCCATTCGATGCAACCTGCTTATTAAAACCAGGAGATCATGATTTTATTCGACATGATAGTTACGTGGTTTATAGAGAAGCTATCATTTGGCGAGTTCCAAATGTTATTTCAAGAGTTCAGACAGGCGAAATTATTCCGAGAAGCGATGTTAGCTTTGATGTATTTAAAAGGATAAACGCAGGTTTTGGTATTTCAGAACAAGTAATCCCAAAAAACTTTAAATTTTGGCGTACTTTTTGTTCTAATTATTAGAGAGTGCATTAAGCACTCTTTTTTTATTTATGTCTTCGTATGTAATAATTCTTTTTTAGACTTATCTCTTTTATATTTATATTAAGCGGACGAGTTAGTTAGCGAAAACAGTCCGCTCAACAATATCACAATTAGTCCTCTTCTTTTTGTCTGCGTTCCTCTTCCGCTTTCTGCGCTTCTTCCATCTCACGCATTCTCACGTTATAGATTGATTGCTCTGGCATCTGTACACGGACAGAAATAAACGACCATTAGGATATCAATTGGGTCACCTCATTGTAACCTCAATATCATTATTAGCAAATTAGGTGCGTTAGGGTGAGTACGGTGATAAGTTTTAACGAGAATAGAACCGTCCTCATTAACTTCAGAGTTAACCCAAATAGTGGTTGTTTATTATATCGAGTGGATTCAATACCCCATCAACACCGCCCCATCCAGCATCAGGTTAAACCAAACGCCTTCAATGAGATATTCACCTTTGCTATTCGAGTAACCGTAGCGCCTTCGGATTCGTCTTAGTGGTGAATGTGCCGTCTGATTGATGTTGATACTGGGATGCCTTTTAATAAAACCATTCTGTCTACCGTTGTATTTGATGTGCTGTATGAGTCCACGATGTGAGATAATATAATTTATCAGTGGCGTTGTATTTTGGGTAACGAAAACCCATTCTGCCGTTGGGGTTATATAAATCTGAGAGCTAGCGGCTATACCTGAATCATCAATCCATCCTCTCACCGTAATCATGCTAACAATAGGGTGTTCTGGCTTTCCAGCTTGCTCCCCTCTTGCTATGCCTGCCGAGATCCAACAGGGAAATTGTGTAATTTGCCCACCCTGTCACTTTTCTATAATCAGCATACCCTTGTACCGCAACATCCCCATTCTCTGGTAATACCGCATGACGAGCAATATTCTTATATGCACTACTGCCGATATCTTTATTGACTATCACATCATTATTTTTGAATTTTAGTTTTTCACTCCCGATTTCTATACCTGAATACGCATTTCCTATTTGTGTGATCCTTATTTTGTTAATATGTATGAATCGGATGTGTTTTCATTATTATTTATTCGAAAAATACCCCATTTTTAATTCTAATTGTCCCTGTTACTCTCCACCATTTTTATCAAACTTATTGCAATATCACCCTGCATCTTCTTAATGCTATCGAGAGTGACAATCTCACCATTTGGCATTTCAATTTTGTCTGCCCTGTTGAGTCATCCACGTATTCATTGCGTCGAGAAATACTCGATAACTATTAATAGCGACCATTGTTCTAGCTGCATCACTATTATTATCGGGCTCAGTGATATGAATTGAGAACGTGTGTTAGTTGCTGTGGCTAATGCAGGTTGTGCTAATACTAATTCAGTGTCGGAATTAACGGATTTAATCATATACGGAATATTCGTGTTTCCCGATTTAATTAAAATAGTCATTCCGATATTAATAGCTGGATTATTATTTTTAAATTTAGTGCCAGTGCCTTTGACAATAGCAGACCCTGACACTGTATTAACAGTGCCTGTTGTGTATATCATTTTATTTATTCCATAGTTTAATTAATTAGAAATTCTTCGCTTGAATCAGGAAATGCAAAAACTCGTCCTCTTAAAATAAACTCCGTCCACTCCCCGCTATGCCCACCTCCAGCATAAGGTATTTTTATACCAACACTACTTATTCCCTTTCCAGCTGGTATTTTTACAACAAACTCATTACAAACATATTCATCTTTTCTATCATTCGATGGATTTCCCGACCAAACAGAAACTGTTTTTACATTAAAAACCCCATCAACATAAATCTCAGCAACACCTCTACCCTCTCCCATAAATGGTGCCATATATCCCATTAATGCTCTATTCGGCGTTTTTGTTCCAAACCAATCAGGAATATAATCTTCTTGATGTAATGAGCCGTTAATCCACAAGTAGCATGGAGTATCTCGCTGTTTAAATTTAAACAACTCCCTTATTCCATCACCTTTCCATCTATCATTTATATAAATCTCGTCAGAAATTGAAACAATATTTCCTATTAACTTTCCGACCTTAACCGTCCCATTGAAATTACCATCGGCACCGTCAATCATCCCTCTGAATATCGCACTATTAAATTCAGTATTACCAGTATTAGCATCAATAATAAATCCTGTTTTACCCGCCTCGTAATTATTGGATTTAATGGCTTCAGATAACACCATTTCACGAACATTCGCTTTATCTAAAAACGCTTCTTTAATAAAGAATTGCCCATTTTTGGCATACATGAATAATTCCATCTTGCCATTTGCAGGGTTATACCAAGCAAAATTATTGGCGTTGTAGCCAATGAATGATTCAAGCTTGCCGTTCTTAACCTGAGCACTAATCACTTGCCCTGCTGCGTTATAACTAACGCCATCATGTTTGATAGTAATATTGATTGAGTGAGTGACAACACCGTCACCAGCCTGATTGAAGGTAGCTTGCATTTTCTCCTGTATCATTCCCTCCTGTTCATCAAACTTAGCTTGAACTTGTGTTTTGTTTTCAGCAAATGCCTTGTTTGTGTTAGAGATGGCTTGAGAATTTGAAGCAATATCGGCCTCAGCCTGATCAACCTTAGTACGTATTTCAGTAAAGCGCTGACCGATAGCCTCATCAAGATTGGTAATTGACGTTTGAGTCTCTTTAATTGCAGACGTGTTATCACCCACAGCGGAGTAAATTTCTTTAACTTCCTGTGCCCATGCTTCGTTATCCGTTGCACGAACTTGCCATAGCTCGCGAATACCAGCCTGTGATTGACCGTGTTTCACCAACAAACTGCGTGATAGTTGAGAGTCAGCGTTACTAAGAATAAGTGCCGTCTCAGCATTCCAATCCAAGCGTTCACTAAGTTGCTGACCGGCTTCTGATGACATGAAGTGTCCATCAAGCTCTGGCAATATTGTACCTACATCAAACTCCGATTCCCCACAAATAAACTCAGTCCACTCAGATTGATTGCCGGTTTTATCCACCAACCTTGCTCTAAAATAAAACGCTACACCAGCTGATAAACCTGCCATTTCATAGGTTTTAGATGGGTAAGGAACATCAGATAACAGCATCAGTCCTTCACCGTCATTGGTTTTACTGTACTGAATTTCAGTTTTTAATGTATCACTGGTGTTTGCACCAAACCCCCAATCAAGTTTAATGCCGAACACGAGCGGAGAGGCTCTAAAGTTTACGGGTTTTGGTGGGTTTCCTACTTTCCCTGTCAGTGTTGTTTCTTGCGCATTAGCCCAAACACTGGATATTTCAGACGCATTTATCGCACGAACTCTAACTTGATAACGACCAGCATAAATACCATCCACCTCAAAACCACACGTTGATGATCTTGGCATTGATACCCAGTTATTGTTATCTCTACGCCATTGGGACTCATAGGTAATTGCATTATCAACTGCATCCCAATCAGCGCGTAGAGTGGTAAATGAAATACCTTGGTTGATTTGAGAGTAAGAGGATATGCGGATATTTTTAGGTGGTACTTGCACGCCCGGTGGAACAATAGTAATAGGACGCTCATCAATTCTTGCCCCTGAATCTATATGTTCATAGTTATCAGGATTATGAATTGCACCGGTGATGGTGTAGGTGTTATCGCTATTATCAGTAACATTAATAACGCGATAAAGTTGTAACGCTAAATCATCAGAATCGACCGTCCAGACCGCGTTTTTCTCTGGTGTTTGTGAATACTCCGTTGAAACTGTAATGACATTATCAGCAACCAACGATATAGTTCTTCCCTCTGATCGCCCGTTAGGTAGATTAACAATTAGTCTGTCACCAGCTTTGATTACAGCTTTTCTATCTAATGTGATCCTCCTACCTTCCGCCTTAGATATGCGACCACCATTATCCCTTCCTGCCAATGTCGAATCAGCAATAGCGATAATATGACCAGGAGAAGGTATTGCACCCTCTAATCCTGTTGCGAAACTAATCACCCTATCATTAGCGTTTGTTAATAAAGCCCATCTACCTCGACGATTGGCTTCGCTTTGTCGAGTACATCCAATAGCCGATATTTCAGTTTTACGCACACCATAACGACGTTGTAATTTGATATCAGCTACCGCCTCAATTGCATCATTACTGTGGTTATTAGTGTCTGTATAGGAAACTAATGCTTGTGTGTATCTATTTTGCTGGCTACCACCAGAATATGACGGTTTACCACCAACAATATTGGCATTAGTAAAGGTTCTGAAAATAGTATCTGGCATATCCGCAACGGCATTAACTTTGTTATCAGCCCAGAAAGTCATACCTCTAAATATCGCCACAATATCACGCAGGACGGTATAAGCCGATTCTTGCGATTGAATGTAAACATCACAAAGAAAACGAGGCTCCTTACCATCACCACCATGACCATCAGGCACTAACTCATCACAATATTGTGCAATTTTGTACAAATCCCACTTTTCAATTTGTGAAGCTTTAATGCGATCACCACACCCATAACGGTTGTTTAGGACTAAATCATAAAATACCCACGCTGGATTATTGGTTGCTGCAAGTTTAAAAGTACCATCCCACACGCCAGAATAAGTGCGGTTAATCGGATCGTAATTAGTTGGCACCTTAATCAGTAACCCACCTTTTGGGCGAACGCTAATTTTAGGGATGCGGTTATTAAATTGACGGGCATTGAAAGTAATAAACAATAGCGCCGTATTTGGATAACGCAATTTAGCATCGATAACATCAGTAACAGCAGAAATGCTAACTTTGTCAGCAATTCGAGCTGTGTTCTGGTTCTTGGTTAATCGTCGAGCACGGATCTGCCAGCCTGTATTTGCTTTTGGTAAGTCAATGCGGTGTGCTCGTTGATATTCACTGGTTGTTTTACCATCAAATGCAGATTTCAAGACTTCTTTGTAACCTGCACCATCTGTCGATAAATCAATGGCATATTCAACACGATACCCTGTTGTATCTCCATTATCATGCTGTTGAAGTAGCTGAGGAACAGAAAAGCGAATACGTTCTGCTGACAACTGAGTGTTATTAATGCTTCTCACATATGGCTGATCGTCTTTTAATTCCAACCCTACTGATGTCTCACTATCTACTGATGGGATACCTTGAATGTATTCTTGATGCTCACTTCCCGATCTAAATTCCCAAGTCACACCTTCAAAGTTTTTTGTGCCATCAGTATTCCCAATCGGAGTACCATCAAGAAAAATACGAGTATCGTCTAACCCACCAGCAATTTCACCTTCTGAGATAGCCAGTAGAATTTTAGCGGTTGATTCAGAAAGCAAACTATCTGGTGATTCTGTGGGTGTATGTCCACCGCCACCACCACCTTTTGCACCATGAATTAATTCCATATTTCACCCATAAAAAAAGCCACATAGTGGCTATTCTGAAATTCGTTTATGTTATTGCTGATCTTCTGTATAAATACCTGCGGAAATGATTGCCCCACCGACCTCTCGCCTGTCTAAACCATAAAGCAAAGGAACAGGATTTCCCTGCGCAGTTGAATTCACAGCACCACCAAAAGCATAAGAGGGCTTATTGTCTGCGTCTTGCCTCATAGACAGTCCCCGAGGTTGAGGCGATAGCATTTGAACAACGCCACCCATAGCAACACCTGCACCCACCATTAACATTAAATCACTGGCCCATAATGCGGCTCCCCAAGGAGCGAATATTGCAGCACCGATCATGGCTACACCTAGCATTGTCTGAAAGAAACCGCCTCGCTTACTTCCTTTAATGATTGGCGCTATGCGGATCTCTTCAGTCGTATCAAGGTGCAGCTCTTCTTCGTTAATGTTTCTCTTTCCCTTAAATACTGCAAACTCCATTCCTTTTAAATGTGCATTAGCAAGAAACTGCTCAAAGCCATCGTAGAGCACGGTAAGCGCTTTAATTGCTTCACGAGGTGAATCTATATCTAACTTGTGTTCACGCCCAAACTTTGCCCCAAGAACACCATATAGACGTATTGTTTTTAGGCTCATAACAACTCCTTCCTCCGCACTATTTTTACCGTCCGATCCCGCCAGTAATTGCTGTAAGGAACCAGTCGGCTCAGTTGTCCATATAAATGATGGAGTAACATGCCATTCATTATCACTCCAGCATGATTAGGCACATCGGCTTGTACTTGCATAATGACCATATCGCCTTCTTTTAAATCACCAGAGAACTCAACAAAACCAGCTTTCTGGTAATTGTCCAAATACAGATTTTCGCCTTCTTCCCACCAGTGCCGATCAACGCTGTAGTTATGCAACTCAATACCGTACTTTTGCCGGTAATAGTCCATAATTAACGACCAGCAATCTGCGTAACCAAGTACAAAAGGCCGACCTTCAAGTTCTCGCTCCCCTCGAGATTGAATAATCCGAACATCACCTTCTGGCCACGAGACAATAACCCACGGTAATCCTGTTGCATCACACTGAAGTTTGTCTATTTCACTAGGTTGAGTTGTCACACCATCACCGCAATGACTATGGACAATCGCAATAGGCTCTCCCCAATCTTCAACTAGCGCGTAGTCTTCTGGCGATAATTCAAAATGTTCTGTTGGGTTATTAGAAAGGTTATGGCAAGGGAAATATTTTTTTACTCGGCTCTTTTGACAGATAACACCACAAGCTTCTTTTGGATATTCAGCTTTCACATGCTGAAATATCGCCTCGGTTAATTTCTTTGTGATCATTTCACTAACCCCGCTGCTGGAAACCCACCAAAATCTAATGGCTCGTTCTCACCGAAGCGTTTTTTGCAATCACTGATAAGCCCACCACAACTATCTAATGCTGGATCATCAACAGGATTACCTCTCTCATCGAAATACTTATCCCCCGAATATGAGCATCCATTGCCACTGCGATAATCGCCTTTCATGCACCAATAACAAAGGTTATGAATTTGTCGAACGGGTATCATTACCCCCTGCAAATCAAATGGGCTGGATAACTCAAAATCTACCGCCTCACCAGCCACCTCATTGGTTTTACGATCAATGTAATAAACTTGTTTAAAGCACTCATCAGGGTTGGCTGTTGGATTGCCTTCAGAGAAGTTTTTAGCATCAAGGTAATGAGAGAATGTCTCGTAAATGGTGACTTTTGCTTGAACCATATCGTCAAACTGGAGGCACAAAGACGATATTAAGCCGTCTATATTGGCAACTTTTAAAGATGGTCTTGCTGGGCTTCCGTCGCTATTTTTTGCCATCCCTTCAATTTCATAAGGCCATGCACCGTATTCATTGCCTTGCCACCAAATTGGTTTGGGTTTGATATCACCATTAGATTGCTCTATCTCTTCTGGTGTATGAGGTAGGTTATAAGCATGAAAGCGAAGAACTGGCCCATCAAACTCACTGCCGTCTACCTCAATTAATTGAACCTTATTACCCGGCTCTAATTTTTGTACATCTGCTGTGATATTCATGCGCTAAATGCCTGTTCAAACGTTGCTGTCAATTTCATTACTCCGCCAGATACGGGGATCATCGTTATTGAATCAGCCTTAATTCGATAAAGACCTTTTTCGCCAAATGGAGGCGTCCAAATAAATGATTTTGCTGTGTGTCGCCGAATGAATTTAAAAATAGGCATCACCTCATCTATCAATCCCATATAAGCAAATGGCCACGTTTGAGATTCTGGGTTAATACCATCGCCAGCAACTTGTTTGTAACCATCTCCAAATTCAATTTCTTTAATGCGATGTTTGAACTCACCACTTGGCGAATCTTGTATTTGTGTTCGCCATTTAAACTCTTCCATTGGTTACTCCAATAAAAAAGGCGACACAAAGCCGCCTGATCAAATATCAGGATATTAATAAATATCCATTAGGTTATTTTATATATTCAGCCCTGAGAAACTTTCCGAAGGAATGGCTGACTTACTTCGATGGAGAATTGAATATGTTAGTTAGTGAAATGGGAAAAGACATAGAGGTCCTTCAAACACGTACTCTTGCTTTAGAGTATATAATTCAAGTGATGATTAGGAACATGTCTGATATTGAAAAAGAAAAACTTATTAGTGAATTAAATAAAGTATCACATGATAGTTCTGTAACTATCGAGGCGTTTGGGATCATTCAGTCTCATTTACATAATTAGTACTATATTATCAAGGCGGTTACTGTGCCGCCTTAATGCGTTCTATCATGGCTCTTGCGTATTTTTCTGCTCTATCCATAAATGAAGAAAATGTTTCATCTGGATTATAATCTTCTGTGTACTTAAATTGTAACTTTGGTTCTTCATTTGGAGTATTACTTTCCACTACTCCCGTTACTGTAATTTCTGATGTTAATATAGGTTTTTCATCTATTTTTATGGCACCAATACCATACCTTTTTACATCTCCTGTTATTTCCACTCCTGAAAATTTGTTTGATAACAACGGAAACTCTACTTTGATTTTCATAACCACCTCTTTTAATTACCTTTGATCGTTCTTGATAATGCAGATGCTGGATTTCTAAGTAGGTTATTAACCCCACTCTCCACCATTTGCTGAAATTCTCGCTTCAGTGATGAAGCATTGGCTTGATTACTCGATGGTTGTTGCTGTTGTCCACCTTCAATATTGATTCCACCTAAATTAACCTGTACGTTTCCACCACCAGCAATTTGAGGGTTGCGGGCGATAAATGCTGTTGGCTGTGTAACTGACATTGGTGCTGAACCACCAACATGACCACCTGAAGCATAACCTCGCTTTCCTGCATCCATTAGGCGATAGAGATTATCCACGCCTAATCGTTGTGTTGCTTCTTTGGTGAATACGAACTCGCCCTTATGCACTACACCTGCTGGATCATATTTACCACCACCGCCGGTATACCCGCCCTCAGCAAACCCTAAGAAACTGCCAAATGTAGTACCTGTAAATCCAGCTCTCATGGCATTAAGCATCGCCATTTGGGTTATCATCTTAGTGGTCATTTCTAGGAACGATTTTGTGAAATCAGATAAGTTAAATTTACTGGTGAGAAGAAAATCAGCAACCGTGTTACTCATGCCTTGGAATGCAGACTGTGTTATTTGGGCGACATTTCCGTAAACATCAGTGGCTTGGTCTTGGAATTCAGCAAAGCCACGTTTAAAGCCTGTTTCCCAGTTACTGCGTAGAGAATCTTCCTTGGCGTAATACTCCTCTAATTCCTTCCTTTTTTCTGGTGTTTCAGCTAACTTCAATGCGCTCTTTCTTTGCTGTAAGCGACTCGATAACCCTGCACCTTCTTCTAACGCATCACCCCTAGCTCGAATATCGGCTATCCATTTATTTTGTTTATCCAATTCCCTATTTTTTATCTTTTGTAATTCAATCTGATCGCCTAAAACAGCGGCCTCATGCAACGAAGCAACGATACTTTTCTCTTTAAGTAACAGTGATTGCTCATCTCTGGTCAACGCCCTCTCTTTTCTTCTGTCCTCCAGTACGGATATCTTAGCTTCTGTCTCCCATAATTTTTTACGTTCGTTACTGATAACGTCATAAACTGTTTTGTGGTCATTGAGGACTTTTAGTTGAGCTTGCAATGAAAGAATGGTTTTCTTTGTTTCTTCTTCGGCGCGGGCACCTAAGTCAGGCTTAAATGTTTTATCTCGACCAGTTCCCGGCATTTTCCGGTCTCTGAATCGATAGTTAATCATTTTCTCGTATTCTTTGTATTCCTCATCTGTAATAGCCCATCTATTTGCATTCAACTCAGCAAGATCTTTATTCTTTTTGCTTTCCCAGCTAGCATTTTTATTAAAGAGAATATCTCTTATTCTCAATCTATTGACTTCTAATTGATTTGCTACTTTTTCCGCTTGGGCTTGAGCTGTCTTGAGGTCTTGTTGAAATTTTTCCTCCTCTAACTTTTTGATTTCCTCCTGCAACCCCTTACCAACATAGCCATTCTGTTGCCCATGCATCTGTAATTCATAAAGTTGTTCTTTATAATTATTTAATTTTTCTGTAACTCCTTTATCTCTACCAATATTAAGTAATGCATCCCAACCTTCCTTGGCGGCATTTTTGATACCCACCCAAGCAGTTTCTACTAACCCAAGATTTTCAACAATATCATTTGCGCCATCATTAATTGATTGGGCGTAAGCATCAATGGCTAATCTAGCAGCAGCTGTTTGGTTTCCCTGTAACTCCAAAGTTCGTATTTGCTCTAATTGGGACGCTGTAAGATGATGATTTGCTTTTTCTAATTCCAATGACATTTTAAGAGGCTCGTCTTGCAGCCGCTTAAACTGATCAATAGTGGTATCAATCGCCTGTCCTGTGATGTAATTCATTTGAGCTGCTGCTTTTGATACTCTACTTATCTCGTTATTAGAAAAGACTCCGGTACTAACTACGCTAGTAATAGATTTAGCCATTTCTCCACGAGTAACCCCGAAACCAGCCATAACCCTAGCCATTTCATTCAATTGACTTGCTGATTTATTTGCGTAATTACCCGTTAAAATTAGCTGTTTATTAAATTGCGTGAATTCCATTTCAGCTTCATAGATAATTTTTGTAAAACTTACAACCGAAGCGCTAACAACACCAATAAGTCCACCTCTAGCTATTCCCCCCATATTAATTGAGGACAGGAAATCTTTTAATATTCCTTTTGCTTTATTGCCAGATTTAGCTAACTCATCTGTTTGCTTGCTACTCTCTTTTATTTTATCAATATAGGGTTGAGCTTTATCTGCAACTCCTAATTGAGCAGCTTTCATTTCAAGTAGCTCTGTTTTTGTTTTACCTATGGCATCCGATTGGTTCTTGATCGTTCGTAAAAAGTCTTCGCCCGCTTTTTTAGAAGCCCTTTCTGCCATTTCTTTTACTTGTTGTGCTCTGCCGTATGTTGTTAGGCTGTCAGACAGGCGTTCAATTCTCTCTCTTGAGGTATTTAATATATCGTTATATCGCTGAAACTGAGCTTCATGTATGACTTTTAAATCTCTTGCTTTATTTAACTTTTCAAGGGCAGTATCAATCTCACCCAATGCCTTATTGGTTGGATCAAACTTATCCATTAATTTAGTTAATTCATCCTTATGCCTCTTAATTGCCTCAGCAGCTTTTTTCTGGTGATCAACCCCTCTATCAAATTGGTCATTTAAATTACGTGAAGAACCGCTTGCCTTTTCCGCTGTATCACCGAACTCCTTTAGCTTCTGCGTACCACGCTCTAAATCTGATGTTTCAGCTTTTAATGATATTGTTGCTATATCTGCCATTTAGTTTCCTCCATGCATAAAAAAACCACCCGTAGGTGGCTATGAGAATGTTAGTAATTATTTTAGTTAAGGATTAACACCATACCGAGAACGAAAATCAGATTCCATTTTTTCACATGTACTAGCAATAAATCGCTTCTGCTCATTAGTAATCGATTTTTTATCATACTCCTTCCAGCAATAATCTATCGCATTTCTAGCTTTTGCTTTTTCTTTCCCTTCTGGTGTTGATGACATGATTGCACCGTATCCTAGAAAAGCCACAACCAATACTATTACTATCAATAATAATTTCTTCATCCCGCCCTCTGAGTTATTTATATCGTTTTACTTAATAATAGCTTGCCATATCTGCAATTCATAGCAAACACTGGGTATAAAAAAACCCGCCAGAGCGGGTTAGTTTTCATCTCATCATCCGATTTAGATTGTTTCAGATTCCCTATAATTAATATTTTCTGGTATGAATTTTCTATATTTTTCTTCTAGGTAATCTGTAGCTGTCGTTCTGCTTGCTTCATACCCTAGTTGTTTTTGGAAAAAATGTAGCCTTGCTTGTGCTGCCTGAATTATTTCAGCCCAAGTATAAATCCACACTGATAGGTTATCTTTTTCATAAATCAAACCTCTAGCCCTGTTCGTTTGGTCGATTTCTTCTAATGCAAAACTATCCATTTCATTTGAAACAGCTATAAAAGTCCATCTAGTATTTGTTTTGTCAAATCTTTCATCTGATGAAACAGCAAATGCATAGCTTTTTATTTGAGATATTATTTCGGCATTTATTTTTTGTGATGGACGCTTTATTTCAACAACTAAGTGCTCAATTTTACCCTCACTCGGCTGTCTAGTTTTACTCAGCATCAAATCTATTCTTCCAGTAGAGCCATCAGGACGAGTTACTGGCTCGTTCTCATCATCGGACCGCTTTCCTAACTTTTGCATGTGCTTTTTAAGAACTTCATTTAAAGTTTCTTCACTACCAGTTAGGTAAAAGTCCTCTCTAAATATCCAAGCTTCTTTTTCTAAGATCTTATGCAGTTGATCTCTTTCCAGTAGGGCCTTCTTTGATTCCTTATCAAATACTAGTTGCCTCAAACCATGAATAAAATCAAGCCTATCTGTAACAGATTTTGAAGCGCTAATAATTGATGAAAATGTAGTTTTTTCTAGTAGGTTAGCTAAATCGTCCTGCTCTTCTTGGGATAATTCCAAAACATCATTAACTATCTTCTGGACTGACTCTGGATTAGATTCAAGAGCCTGCTTCAATAACTTAAAAGTAAATTTTTTAGTTTTATTATCCGATTTTTCAAACTTTTTTAAATACGTCTGAACATTTACTGCCAATATATCGAATACTTTTTTTTCAGCCTCTAGGACAGGATTGAAAGTATTAACGTTTTCATATGGATATATGTTTTCATCAACCCAAGAGCTAACAACTTTACTTCTTTCTATGGCCTTTAACTCTAAAAAATAATCTAAAGTTTTATCTGTAATGATTCTTCTTATTGCCGTAAGCTCATCTGACAGATCTATTTCGTTTAGCGTGCCATTGTCTTTGCATTCATCAAAATAGTCAGACTCTGCAAACACTGTAAAATTAGAGATTACGGCAGGTAATTTTTTAGTTATTTTTTCTTCGTATAGAGTAAATCCATTTTTATTACAATAATTTACCTGCTTGCAGGATTTTATGCTTTCCTTCCATTCAACTATGTTTATTACTAATTCTATTGTCAAATCTTCACTAACATAGACATCGCCCATATTGATTTTTTTAACACTTTTTTGTACCAAATCAGGCGTTATTTCTTCATCCTTAAAAAATAGCTTTTTATCTTTATACTTTGATAAATACATGCAAAATATTTCAGCAAGCTTCACCTTAATCTCGGTGTTTAATATGCTTGCTTCTTTAGTTACATTGCTAATTGTGACCGTAGTCCCTTTCTTCTTTACTTTATTTTTAGTTTTTTCAGTTTTATGCGCTCTGAGCAACTCATTAACATCTGACTTAATTTTATAGTTATAACTGTCGTCACCATCTATATAATTGGTATCCCACTCAACAAGCCCTCCCAATGAAAAAGACTTAAATCTACCCTGCCCATTTTCTCCATGCAGATAATCTTCCCCTGATTTTTTTGCACTTTTTTTCCACGAACCGCCAAGGTCACCAAATAGATCGTCTAGCTTCTCAAAAACGATACCATCACCAGTATCCATTACCTCTATTGAATCTATAGAATCCAAGTCATTATTATAAATTTTTACATGGACACTTTTAGCCTTAGCATCAAACCCATTCCAAATTAGTTCCGCCAATGCCTTTACTGGCGTTTCTTTAGATATCTTTTCCAGTAGGTCAGGATGAGCCTTTATATCAATAGGTTCCATGCTATAACCTTTCAGTAAAAAGTTGACAATTTTTTTAATCATAGCAGTTTGGACCTATTTACGTTATCTGTTAATTTACACAGGGAATGAACACTGTATATAAAAACAGTGTATATCATTCTTTATCCATGTAAATTGGGTATAACCTATCAATACAAAAAAACCTCAATCAAGAGGCGTGGTATGTGATCTCAAGCAAGCCGTCCTTGGCTTGGGTGATTAAGCTACTTCAACACCATGAATGGCGTGTCGCAATGCTTTTACTCCATTGTCGTTATATCTGAATGCTTCAACCTGTTTTGATGAATAAGCAGATTTATCTAAGAAATATTTCCCATATTCCTCTGTTTTTAACCCGTGCTTATTAGCCATGCGTCCAATTTTATTGGCAGATACTTCAAGCATTTCGCCAACCTCACCAGCGGTATAATACTTTTGCTCAAGTGCCGGTAAAGGAACTGCTTCAAAGCCAACAATCGGGTTGACGATATTAGCTGCCGCACATTGTTTTGCTTCATCACTCAGGTTCGGCATTAAGTCGAATAAGTTAGTAATGGCATCAACCGACATTTTAAGCGTTCTAGCTTGGCGGTATTCAGGTAAGCCTGATTGGCTTTTACCGCTTTTTTGAGAAGCTACATGCATTGATTCCAGTTTATCAACCAAAACACGACGAACAGCTTTTGATTCCCTTGCTGCGACACGAAGCGCTTGCTTGATATCCATTTCAATAACTTCTGTTGGTCTACCACCTGATTCACCAGATGGTTTTACAAAAATCTTGTAAAACTCCCCATCTAATTCATCCTTTACTCTATCAATCAATACGTTATTACGAATTTGATTTTCACCACATGACTTGCGAGACATGTTAATCATTGATAATAACTTCTGGGTATCAATAGTTTTGTTCGTGACAGTGTTAAAACTATTTGTTAAAGTGATCTCACTCATGAAGCATTTCCTTCTAGGTTTTGTTTGGGATTAGCCAGCAGTTCGCACCTGTTGGCTTTTCTGTTTTTACCTGCATATTCTTGGTAACTCACCTTCTTGTAATCTCCCGTTAATATCTCTCCTTAAATTGATCAGAAACGCATAACCATCTTGAAATCTATCAACCAGCTTTCCAGCAAGTGGTGATTCAAGTTGTCTTAGCATTGGATATATTTCTGACTTCCATGCTGAATAAAAAATATCGTAATGATTAAATAGAGCATTAATGTTGTGAGCGTCTTTTTCCCTTTGGGTTATTGGGCGCGTGTTAACAACAACTTGATTCTTCCCTTTGTTGAAATAGTGATCTTCCATTAATTCGAACACATCCCATGCTTTGTCTGTATCTAACATTTTCGCATGGCGAGCTGCACCCCTTTCTGTCCACAGAATTAAACTTCTCGCTTTTGGTGAAATTTGTAGGTTACTTAAAGTAACTCGCAAATTTTTTAGAGCATTTCCAATAACTTTGAAGTAATGCTTACCCTCAATAAAGCGACCTGCATTACGGGAGTGGTTTACTTTTATGTTGTTACTTTTAGTATCATATAACTCAGCTAACAGTTCAGTCGTCACAACAGGTATTCCGTTATGCATAATTGCTGGGATGGATTTAACTGAATTGCTCATATCGTTAATATTTGCTAAATTAGTCATGTCACTTATTCTCGCCCAAGAGTATATTTGATAATGAAACCTCAATTGCTCGAACAATTGGGGTTTCTTCTTTTTTACGGCATCTCAAGTTCACCATTTTCCACCTTCTCTCTAAATACCTCTAAAATATATTCAAGCTGAACTTGAGTAGAGCGCCGTCTATTCTCCGCAACATTATCAATCCATTGCCTCATATCTGGCTTCATTCGAAATGGGTACGGCATAATTCTGTTTTTCTTTTCCATTTTATCTCCTATGAAGTATTTCAATATCACATCTTCATGATGTAGTATTATTTATATATCATGACTCACATTGTGTCAATATGAATTTTAAAGAGTTCACATATGAAAATTAATGATGGTTTTAAAATCCGTATACAGCTAGCAAGACAAGCACTCGAACTAACCCAAGGGGAATTGGCTGACAAAGTGGGGGTTGTTCGCAGGCAAATAGCCGCATATGAAGCTGGAGATTCAAAACCGAGAATCAATGTTTTAAATAATCTCGCTGCTGCTCTTGGCACTAGCGTAAGCTGGTTGGCGTCAGGTGAAGGCGTTGCTCCAGATATTGGCAATATTCGTACCACGATTACATTGCCCCTCATCCCTATCATCACAAGCGTGCAGGCTGCTCATTTTTCTTTTAACAAACCTATAGTTGGTGTTGAGTACATACCAAGCCCTATGGATCTAGACATCGCCACATCTGAGAAGTTATTCGCTTTAAGAATTGAAGGTGAGTCAATGTGTACAAATGATGGCATTAGCTTCCCACAAGGAGCTATTGTCATTTTTAACCCAAGCATAGAGCCACTCGATGGTGATTTTGTTCTATGCAAATTGAGTGAAACTAATGAAGTTACATTCAAAGAACTTTCTATAGAGCAATCAAATAAATACTTAAAACCATTAAATAAGAACTATCCAGATATATTAATTGGAAACAATGCAACTATTGTTGGGGTTGCCGTCTATTCTCTTATTGACCTAAATATAACCAGCAGAAGAAAAGCGCTTAAAGCATTTGGAAAATATCACAATGAAAACAGAAACTTAAATGATACAAATAAAGAAAAATTACTATCAGAAAGATTAAACAAAATCGAATCCATGCTTGAGAAATTACTAACTAAAAACAATTAACAAACTGATAAATAAGGATGTGGTATGAAACTTACCCCAGAATTACTACGTGACGGATGTCAATGGCTAGCTCGAGAGTTAACTAGACTAGAACAACTAAACCGACCTTTATCAATAGATGATTTTTTTTCATGGTCATCAAATGAAGCTTTTATTAAAACCATATTTACACGGTACAGAGAGTTCATTAAGGGACTCTATATTCTTGATCATGAAAGTGAGTATTATTGCGTAGAACTTACTGAGTATATGGAGAACGCTTTAGCGAGACATGAAAATGCTACAACCCCTGAAGTATATGGCGTCGTGGATAATGCATATCTGCTAGCTATAAATGTCGTATTTTCGATAGCAAGGGAAGCTGATGACCTATAACACCCAGCCCAAGGATGGGCTAGGTTCAGGCAATAAAAAACCCACCGAAGTGGGTTAGTTTTCGATTGAGTAAGATTAGGTGTTTTTTAATTTAATCACACTACAGCATAGTTTGCCAAAATCAGGATTACATAATTCTGCTGCGTCATACTCCCTAGACCAATGACATAGCCAATCCTCAAGATCTTCACAACTATAATTTTTAGTGGCTAAACCAGATGCAATATCAACCATATCGTCACCTGGCGCAGTAAGCTCATAGCCATTTATTAATAAAAAAACATAACCACACATCATAGCTGTTCTTTTATTAGCGTTCGCGAAAGGATGGTTTTGGATCAGGCTTTCAATAAGAACAGAGGATAATCTAAACATATCCTCTGTTTGTTCGTAATATCTTGTTAAGCTAGGTCTAGCTTGTGAAGATTCTAGGTTACTTTGGTTTAGAACTCGTATTGGCTCATTTGGCGTTTGCGCTTTAATAAGGGCCTCATTAATATAAATTATATCATCAACGGATAAATAATTTACGCCCTCAGCATTATAACCAAACCCCATAGACATCTATCACACCTTAGATAATTTATCCATAGCCGTCTCATAACGATCAAATCCAAGGCTGAAAGCATTTTTCACTTGATCTTTATGCGAGCAATTATATCCAACTACCGCTCTAGGAGACGCAATTTTACTTTTGTCACGAGGCGGTATATCTAAGCGACTAGCCTTTCTCAGTGCGTGACTCATATGAATATCCTCTTACCAGAATCTCTGGTATATATACAAAATAGACAATTTTGAGGTTATTGCAGTTACTCTGCATGTACAAAATTCCCCACACTGTTAGTGGGTACTGGATTATTTTTTGTGAACCTTTCGACCAGTGGCATATTTATAATAGAGTCATCTTGACGTCATTACAACCAAGATTTATCAATTAAAGCTTGTTTTTTACGGTTATAAGCGGTTATAGAGGGTTGTAATGGTAATCCCTTCCGCCAATTACCTATCGATGCCGTCACTTGGCTATCTTCGGACAAGGTTGGGATTGGTGCTTTCAGAAAACGAACAAAGGGCACGGATGCCCTTGGTTGTAAGTGTCCATAAAATAACCCTAAAATTAAAAACAAAGAGTAACTAAATTGACAGTAGATTTTCCTTTAGAAGTGCAAATACCACATGAGCATTTCTGCTTTGCTCTTTGGGTGCAGTTACATCTTCTTTCTTATACAAGCCATAAGCCTTGCTTGCAGTAAGATTAGGGTTATCAATCATGATATCGAGTAATTTCTTAGCTTGCTTCTTTGACTTTTCATTTCTTTTATTTGGGCAAACTGTTGATGGGAGACCTTTGACAGCACCCATCTGGCATAAAGCAATAAAAATATTTAAAGGGCAATCTTTTTGGCTTGCAGAGCGCTCTTTGCTTTGTCCTTTGCTAAAAGCTAAATTCCATAACTCAATAATATCATCGTCAGTGTTGTATGTATTGACAACCTGAATTGCCATATTCCCATATTGACCATAATCAATAGCCATATATCATCACCACATATTTAGTTTCGTTAATGTTAGCTTAGTTGGAGTGTGAGTTAAAGTTTGAAATATAAATCAATAATCTATGAGATTCAGGCAATAAAAAGCCCACCGGAGTGGGTTAGATTCTAATTTAATTTGCCGTGACATTCTTTATATCTTTTACCACTACCGCAGTGGCAAGGGGAATTTCTTGATTGTGGTGCATTATCACTCTTATCCCACACCCCTTTAGCATCTCTATCTTTTAGTTTTTCTATAAAACCCAAAAGCACATCATCAAAGGCCAATAGCTCTGATGCTTTTATGACGTAGCCCAAGCTATTAGGGAATGCTCCATCAATACTAGTTTTGGAATAACCCTCTTTATCTTGGTCTTGGTCTTGGTCTTGGTATTTTGATGTTATCAAAACTGGTGACTGATTAACTGCATAAACAGTTCCTAATAAAGCAATTCGACTCCCTGCACAAAGGCATCCATCCTTATCCATATAGCTACCTATATTAGCTAAAAAAACGGGTGAGCCACTTGAACCTGGATAAACACCTGCATCTATCATAAATTCAGGCTCTCCGTTTAAATCCAACCTAACATCTGTTGCTGTAACGCCTTTTCGTATAATAGGTAAGTTATGAGCGGTATCCCAAAGACCATTCGGATATCCAATCATAACGATATCCTCCATAGGGGATAACTCACTAAGTAGTTCTTTACTTACAATAAAACCTTTACCAAAAGAGGAGTAATGAAAATTTTTACCAAGAGCTTCTGCAGAATTTAATATCATACCTATGGGGATAATAGCTAAATCAATATCATCATTAGGGTGTAATATTACATAATCATTTAGATCTTTTATTTTTATAGCTTCGTGATTCCCTAAATCTGGGTTACCATCCTTATCTCGCAATGTTAGATGAAATATCGCTTCAACCCCATCCTTAAGAACATGTTTATTTGTTACTATACATGGACATGATTTATCATTTTCTTCATCTTCTAAGAAACAAAATATATACCCAGTTCCCGACGAAGCACCTTTACTACCCTTTAAGCATTCGATCCTAACAGTACTATGAACGAGTATTTCTATGGGATTACTTGGCTGTTTCATTTAATTAATACCCTTTGAATATTAAACAAGAATATTAATTTAATTTATGAATTTTAACTTATCTACTTTTGACTTAAGTTTTGTGATATAGAATGTGATAATTCTTGAAGCTTAATTTCTAATTCCATCACTTTCTTATACAAAAGAGACATGTTTTTATCTTCTATAAAAATACCGCCACCTTCTAAATAATTGACATCTTTATTCTCACTTTTAAAAAAGAGCATTTCTGTAGTTAATTTATTTAGTTTATTCATAATTTTCTTTTCCTACTCACCAATCGACGCTTACCACTGATCAGATCAGCATCTTATTTGTCAATCACGCATTAACGTCATACTATAATGGCTCACTTCAATGAGGACATTGTAATGCCATCCAAAAAATACCTACTTGTATATGAAGCATTCGACAATACAAATGCATTCTTATTAAAAGGAAACGCCGCCGTAGAAATAGACATTGGAAAAGGCGTTGAGGAGATATTGAATACCTTTACTGAAGTTGCCTGCTCTGAAGCTAGAAAATTCGATAAATATGCTAGACGAGTGGCGATAGTGAGCGCAATAGAACTTTAAATAAATTTAATGTTTCACAAAAGTGCTACTGTGACCTCTTATGCATCACCTCCAGCGCCTTAACCTCCATAATCCTCAGATCACTAAACACGGTCGCCCTATCTTTGATGTTGAATAAGTCCATCACTTGGTTTAACGGATTGTAATCCAAGCCAGTAATACCATTCATACCTACACGCCACTGTGTATTCATGGCTGAAAATACTTGATAAGAATCCCAAACATCAGGCCATATTTCAACATCATCAATATCAGGCGGAAATCCAAAAGCACGCTCGAACTCAGCTGATTCTTTGGAACTCATTCCGCCATAAATTGCTTCGGCGACCGTTAAGAGTTTTTTTCGCGATTACCTAGCAGTTCGTTGTAATACGTGGAAGCAATAGCACGAGATGCTGATGGGTAGTTATCTAACAATAGATTTAAGTTTTCTTTATTGTATGGCTCTTCAATCGCCCAACCTTCAATAATTTGCTCAAAGAACTCTGTAGTTGGCTTTTCTCGCATCTCATCAAGTTGGCTCATTGGCTGATGCTTAAAGGTGAATGTCACCACTTCCGGCTTTTCTTTGCCAGCAACGGGGATCTTAACATTAGCTTTAAAGGTTGGATTGGGAACGAGGGTAAATTTAGGCATTATCAGTCCTTAAAAAAGCCCCTGATTCGGGGCTGTTGTGAGTATTTATGGATTAAGCAGCGTTGGTATAAATCTGCATTTCAGACTTAAGCGAGAATCGTGCTGTCACGTTTTCAACTTCATTGATAGCGGTATTTGGTACACGCTGGAATGAAATTGAAGCGGTGTAATAGCGATCTTCTTCTGCTCGTTTATTAAAGAATCGGATTGCGGTAACTTGCTTGCTGTCGTCCAGCTTTGATAACAGCTTACGAATAGGTAACTTGGCATCATGAGCAAAGGTATAAACCTGCACCACACCATTTTTATAGGTGTCGATGGTTTCCGCCTGCTCATCCTCAAGGAACTGAACCTCTTGAGTTTGCTGTTCGCCACCTTCCGTAGAAAGCGTCATTACCTGTGGCATGACTTCCCATGACAACACTTTCTTTAATGTTCCTGTACCGCCACCAGCAGGAAACACATTTTTATCGCTGGTATCAACACCTTCCAGTGTGATTTTAGATTCAGCAGCACTTGCAACACGGAAAGCGCCAGAAGCTTTCTTCCAACCGGATATCACATGAACAATATCGCCTTTAGCAATGTCACCCACGTTATCAACCGTTAGCACAGCTTCTTCAGCATTGGTTGCTTCAGTAATTTTAATTTCGTCATCGTATTTACTTGCGATGTAAACACGCGACCCATTAGGAATATTATAGGCCATTGTTAACCTCTATTTTTAGGTATAAAAAACCGCAATTAAGCGGCGTTATCGGATTGCGTTACATCGATAGGATGCACGAATAGGAATGGTGTAATTTGTTTCATCTGAAATTGGAGGGAGCTGGTTCGGTTCTCCGTTAATGTAGATACCCTCACCCAATGTTAATCCGTTTTCCAGCCTAGCTTTAACGCCATCAACAATCTTTGAGAGTTTAGAGTCTCCGCTCCCTACTTTGCCAACCACATTGATTTGAATAACACCACGATAAACAGGCATATCCTGAGATAATCCAATGTTATCTGTCTCTGCTGTCATAATGTGGAGTTGAAGATAGGGATCGTTGATATCGTCAAAAGGAAGATTTGGCCATGCAATTTTTAGGTTTAAATCCTTGCCAATGCTCGTCGCCAGTTTTCGTATTTCAGCATTAATCGTTGACTGATTCATGATTTAGTTTCCGATACGGCAGAGTTGAAAAACTGACTAAATTCCTCAGCAGTCACAGCAACCATACCACTTGGCGCTTGCTTTGAGTGCCCCATTTCAAGGCGGTAGGCATAAGGAACATTGTTTGTGAAATAGATAGCGTTCATACCTATTTTAAACTGCTCAATGACAACATTACCCTGAGATTTTGTTATGTTACCCGCTTTGTCGATATTATCGACTTCACCATCTGCTGGCGTGTCGAATGAAACCTGCCAGTTACCCTTAAATCGACCTCCAGTATAGCCAGGAGGAGAATATTTAGATTTCCATATATCGGGATTACCAACGGGTGACATATCAACGAGCCTAGCAATTATTTGAATACTGGTTTTTCTTACAACCGTTTCAATATCTGCATTGGCTTTATCAATAAAAAGATTAATCGACTTCATAAACTGATCTGACATATTACGCCCTCAGTTGAGGCTGATAGCAAATAACAATATCAGCAGGTTTAACAGGGTTGGTTTCGTGAACACGCAACCAAACGCCATCAACAAGCACCTTATCCCCTTTCTGAATATCAATGTCTGGAGGAAGTATCATTTTGATATCCGTAGAGAGAATAAGCGTGCCGTCGATTTCGTAAGGTTTGTATTGAGTCTTTACTCCGATAACAGAAAATAACGTTTCTGGCTCAAAGTGTTCTTCCCCCGTTTCATCATCAACCCAGTGCTTACCATCTCGCTTTACTTGATAGGAAATGCCATATTTTTTTAACATCCTTAATGCTGTGCTCTGTCCACGTTGATAAATGTTCATGGCTACCTCATTGCAAATGTATTAATGGCAAACCCATCGGAAACATCAATCAAGCCAGACAACAAACCTTTTAACCAAGAAAAGTTAGGCGATCCAGTATTAGTCCCTTCGGCATATTGCACAGTAAGAGCGCCTTCAATTCGCTCGGAGAGAACTTCGGCACCTAATGTAGGTTGTAGGTCATTCTCTACTGATTCAATCGCTAAACGGCATTGAGCTTGGATTAACTGCTTTGGAATTTCATCATCAGGGATCGCCACACCGTCACGAGACAAACCAATCCGAGGAAAAGAGAGTGGTTGTTCGTTATCAGCACGCATCCCCTGCCATCTTTGTGACTCCAGATAATCCATCGCCGTAATTAACAACGGCTCTAATCCGCTATCTGCTAAAGTGATATTTCTATCCTCAGCGTATTTTTTCAAATCATCAACACTGGCGTAACTATTAAATGTTGGAGAGTTCTTATCAGGATCAATCATGCTCACCTCAAAAAAGAGGGGCACAAAGCCCCTTAAATTACTCTTCTGGAGAAGTTTTTTCTGTGAATGTAATTGCATCAGTATTTTGCGCAATACCATCAACAGTGGCGGTGACAATAAATTCACCCTGAGCATCAGAAGTTAATTTCACTGTCGCACCACCAGCCTTGCCCGTCTTAGATGAAGTAACGCTTAATTTACCACCGGTTGTAGACCAATTAACGGTAGCCCCTTCAACTGGAGAGCTACCTTTAGTGTAATTAAGAGTGATCGTTACTGTATCTGTACTGTCAGCGATAGCGGACGTTTTATCCGCTGACAGGATTACTTTCCCTCTTCAGCAGTTAACTTAATCATGACGCCAGCGGTTAATTTGTCGCTAGTGAAATGCTTCTTCCAGTTACCAGCCGTACCTAGCTGGGTTAAGTTAGGGTTCTTGCCTTTTGCTTCATCCCAGCTATAACCAAGAACACCAACATTAACCACACCTTCACCGCGATAACCAACTTCCAAGTTCTCCTTGTCATTGATTTCATAAGAGCGGAAAGTTGGCTCTTGTGATTCAGTGATAGTTACCGCACCGGGCACTAAACCAAAGATGGCATCCACTGGCGCTGTATCTGTTACCAGAACAGGCTTACCTAGTGTGCCTGGCTGACCACCGTAGATAACCACGCCTGCCTCTTCATATACTTTGTTGTCAATTGCCTGATCAACAATATCGAAGTAGGTTGTGGAGTGCATAACAAACAGATTTACGCGGTTGAATTTATCACCGTATTTGCGTAAACCTTTGGTTAACGTTTTCTTGCCGTCTGTCGCAATATCCGCAGTCACCACCATTTCTTTGTTATTACCAATCGCAGCACCTAAAGCAGCTAAAGAGTATTTAATATAACCCTCTAGTGAAGCATCTGCCGCATCCGTACCAACCAGCTCAGAGAACTCTGACACATCACGGCCACGGCGTTTAAATGCCTCTTCTGTCGTTGCGTAAGGGCCATATTTCCAAGGCGCTTTTACATCAACAGATTCACCTGCACCGATTTTTTTATTCTCTACGGTACCTGTGGAGTTCACATCACGATGTTCAATAGAACCGCCGATCTGATAGAAAGCGCGTCTACGGAAATCACCTTCAATAAACAGGTTATCAAGTACAATTGCACCATTAGATGCCTGATTAAATACTGCTAAATTATCTTGACGGCGTTCTAAAAACGCAGTTTGCGCCAAGTCGTTATAAATTACTAAATCGTTATTAGTCGTCGTAGCCATTGTTTATATTTCCTTACTCTTTTGGAAGTTTTAAATATGCATCACGCCCATATCGGCGAATATAATCAGCCTTATCACTTGCGGACATTTGAGAACGTTTAAGATGCGCACCACCTTGTTTGTGTTTCCCTGCATCCGTACCGGAAGCTGCGGGAAATAAGTGGGGAGCACTTTCTTTTAGGGATTCAATCCACTCAATAGGTGATAATGGTGTGCGACCATCTTTACCCATGATTGGATTACCATCTTCATCAACGGCTACGGCCTGACCTTCATCGTTGATTTGGAAAATGCCTTTGGCACGTAAAATTAAGTCTTCTTGAGCGCTAGTTAATGCGCCTGCTTTTCCTGCCGCTGAGCGAATTTCATCGCCTAGTACACGAGCACGGAATTTATTTGCAAACGCCTCTGCCTTTTCGACTTTGGTGTTCGCTTCTTTCAATTGCTTATCAACATCACCACGCAAACGCTCAGTGCGCTTATTAATGACTTCATCAATCTTGCCATCTGCAATAAGTTTGGCTTCTTCGTCATTTTCAAAACGTTTAAGCATTCCTTTCACTGTGTCAGGATCAATGCCTTCAAAGCGTTTTAAGTTATCGCCTTGTTCTTTAACTTTGCCTAACAGCTCATCACGCTTAGCTTTTAATCCTGATACTTGCTCATTGACCGCTTTGTCAATAATGGCTTGGATTTCAGGTGTGATTTCGGTTGTTCCACCACCGCCACCTTGTGAGCCATCATCAGCCTGTGAGTAGTATTTGCGTTCGATATTCATAAATAACATGTAACACCCCTTGGGTTTGATTGGCGCCTAGCGCGTTGTAATAACTCAGCCCTAAGCTGAATTTAGGTAATAAAAAAGGCTGCCGAAGCAACCCATGTTAGTTTGATTTTAATCCGCGACTGATAACCCGAACCGTATCGCCGACTATCGTTGTAATGTAAGCATGATCTGTACGCTTAATATCAAATGATGGGATAGAATCTTTCTTTGTGTGTTCAACCCGCGCCACGATATCTTTATTTTCTGATTCAGGATAAAACTCCAAGCGGTACATTTCGCCCAAGCAGTGGACTTCCTCTACTTTACGGCCCTCTCGTTCAGTAATTAATTTAAGTGCGTACATAGTTATATTCCTTAGTTTTTTAAACAACAAAAAAGGCCACCGAAGTGACCTTGTTAAATGGTTATTGATTAGCTGTACCCAGCCTCTCTAAATGCTTGCTGGTCTATCTCCCTGAGTTGCTCGAGAGAGATAAACTCACCTTTATCTGTGTAAAATTCGGATGGATGCATACCACCTTCTTTCATCAACCTAAATCGCGTCTCTCCAAATACCTGTCGTTGACGCCATTCAGGTTGTCGCTGTATCCAATCAAGAAAATCAGTATCTGCTGGCACTTGCCCGTCCATTGAGGCACGAGTTCCTGCATCCATCTCATCTAAATCAATCCCTAATTCACGCCATGATTTAGTAACCAATGTTTCTGTTGATCGGCAGTTGAAGTGGATTTTTCCGGGGCCTTGAAGATAAGGAATTTTGTGTCCTATTGGCTTACCTTCCAGCGTGTACTTCAATCTATCCCGTACAATGCAATCATGAGAGGTTTTATTATCGAGAGTAGATAGCCACTGCTTGCAATCAAGAATATCTTTGTTGGCATCAGCAAATTGATCTCTTGCTGTCGCTTGTAAGTGATTAATTGCCGTCTTCGCTATTGTTGTTGCATTAGCTCGACTGAGTTGCAATGCACCGTCTTTATAGCCTTGGTTTGCATGACCTCTGATCTTACGGCCGATCTCCATCGCACTATCGCCATTTAAATAACCATTGCGAACAGCGTTATTTATGCGTGTCATTCGGTCAGACTCTAACCCCTCAGCCCATTCAGATAATAATTTCCCTTGAAATGGGCTAGACATTACCGAAGAAAATAGCATTTCCTCTGTAATGCTCATTAGTGGATATTTACGTAGAACAACATCAGGTAGTAGAGCATCAAACAGTGATGGGTAGTAACCAGCTTCATATAATGCATGCGCTCTCATTTCTTCTGTTAGCAATGAGAAAGCACTATCAACTGCACGCTTATTAATGCTTCTAACACTGGACAGTAACGACTCCAGCCGCCTTGCAGTGAAGCTATTAACATCGATGGAGGAGTCATCTAAGGCAACAATAAGTGAAGCAGTTAATTCAGCATCAAACTCATTAAGCGCCTTTATCATGCTCCTTGCTACACTCGTAGAATAACGATTAGAAAACAGTGAGTGAGCAATCAATTCATCCATCAACCGCTCATTCACTGATTTCATGTCTCACCTACCATTGTTGGCTCTTGATTATTAAGCTCATCCACCACCACATCCACATCATCAGCAGGGTCAATAACGTCATATTTCTGCAAGCTTCTAACTAAGTCAGATTTACGAGTTGCACCAGATTGCCATGCTGCAACAATTTCGCGGATCATTGAACTATCGGCAATATGGTTAACGAGGTCTTTGTTAATTTCAAAAGAAGTGCCTTTCGTGTCTAAGCCAAGGTATTCAGCACACCACATTAGCGCTTTACTGAATGCATCGGAAACGTTAGAGCAACAGATGCTCAGGATAGAGGTTTGTGCGTTCTGTTCACCGACAGACTGAATAACCGTTTTAACCTTACTATCAGCAGAAACCAATTGAGCACCAAGCGCTACCATGTAATCACGCTTACTGTCCATTGCTTCTTTGGCTAGCATGTTAGGTTGAGCCTGAGCGTAACCAAAGAAACCTTCTTTTGGCAACATAATTGGCGAGCGAGAGCCGACCATAACGCCTTTCTTTTCTAGATAGTCACGCCATTCTGTTTCTAGCCCACCTAGATAAGGTTGTATTTGCCCACAGAAGAAAACAGAATCTTCATAATCAGCAGAGTTTCGATAATGCCCTAGGTTGATTTTTGCCAGCCCTAGCAGTGGCGCTTCATCAATAGTGTGATCGTTATTCTGAGCACCAATAAATGTAAAAGGGATTTCATCCCAAGCACCGTTACCTGCTCGTTCTGGAATATACTCAGAATCGATTTCAAAAACGCTACTTCCACTGGGTTTGCGGTAAACACGGCAGATAAATTTACCTTCTTCTATCGCCAATACACGGTATTGAAGAACGTCTTTAAATCCAAATCCGTCCTCTTCTTCAACTGTCTCACGCAATACCACCAGCGTTAACATAGTTCGACCATTTATACGATCAGTACGCCAGTTAATAATATCTTCAGCTCGATATTGAAATATGTATGGGAGTTTAGAATCACTGTTGTAATCAACATATAACCCATGCCGACCAACCTCTAATACTGACTCAAGTGAAGACTGAGCAAGCTGATAAATACTTGAACCCGCCCCGTCTGCATCATCTTTTAAACAAGATAATTTTTCCACAACGGCAACTAAGGGATCCTTTTTAAATGCCATCCCTATCATGCCGTTTCGAGTGTTGCCTGTTATTGGGTAGAATACCGCACGGTCTTGATAGTCTTTATTGCGCTTCTTTTTACGCTTGCCATCTTGCTCCTCAAGCTCAGGAAGATAATTTTTTATATCATCACCACCTCGACAAACAGAGCGCACTAACTCCCACTGAGGAGCAGCCGTTTTATACTCCGGTCGAGTAAAATCTACATTTGTTGTACTCATCAGAAGGTTGTTCCTAGGTTAATTTCGAATGCTGGGCGTTTAGTATTTCTTCTACTCACAGCAAAATACCTAAACCCATCAGCATCATGTGACGTGTAATCGTGAAGTGGTTTATCTTTCCAACAGCCCCGTTTGTCATCCCACTCTTTGCGGTAGCCCTCAAGGTGAGCAATACCTTCGCTACATTTGTGCTCATCAAAAACACAGAGTGGAAGAATTTCACGAACCGCCTCGATACCCTCATCAATGGAAAGTTTCGGCACTACGTCAAATCGCATTGAATAGTTTTCACCGTCAATTTCATAACCCTCTCTAGCCAGTTCTCTACGTGATTTCGCATCTGAACCAAACTCACGGTTATCAATATCATGCGGTCCATTATGGCTTGCGTAGGTGTAGCCTTTGTCTTTTAACACTTTCATGTAATGCCGTAGACCCTCACCACTATTTGAGTAATGGTCTATGACATGGAATTCCTCACCAACCTCACGAATAAACCAAATTGATGTTGAGTCACCCACACCGATATCCCAGTACGTATGAACCGGTAAATGCGAGTTATCAGGAAGTGTACCAATGCGTTTATTTTCGTACAGGAAGCGGAATTGCTTGGCGTAGTAAGCGCCTTCAATAGATTGCTGAAATGCTTCAAACGGTATTGACGGATATTCCCGTTTCATATCATCGCCGAGTGTTTTCTCTTTGGCGTAATACCAAGCTTTCTGGCGCTCGTTTAATTGAACACCGTGCTTACTGGCTATCTCATCGAAGTAGTCAACTAACCGCTGTGGTAATTGTTCTACAGGATCAATGGAGTATTCAGGATTCTTCCACCATGAGAAGAAAAAGAATTTCCAGTCTAGGTTAGAGAGAGCCTTGTTCTGAATTTGTGCTTTCTCAGCCGACTGGCAGTAATCATAGAAATAACCTGCTCGACCTTCTGCTGTACTTTCAATTGTCGTGAAGCAATCGCTTGATACCGCCTCAAAAGCACCAGTGACAATCTCACGGGCTTTTTCTGGATACTTAGCACATATCTTACCGAACTCAGATACATGTAAATATCGGAGCGTTCCGCCACGAAATGACGTGCTGATATAAAGCGAGCCGCCTTTGCTAAACACCAATTCACCAGCCGCATCATTACTCGCCGGGTTAGCCGCTTTGATTTCATCAGGTAGCTTTTCGTAGGCATACTTTATCTTTTCCCTAAATAGTCGTTTAGCATCATTAAGTGTATGAGCTATCAATGCACATTTAGCTGCCTCAAATAATGCTGCGTCTAACTGGATAATGCAGACTTCTGTAGTGAAACCAAGTTGACGGGCTTTAAGAATAATGTTTCGCGTGTGCATCCCTTCAAAGTATTCAAGTTGCTCAGGCGTCATTTTAAATCGAACCGGCTTACCTTCTTTATTGGTTATCCAGTAGAGATGATTCAATCGCCAGAGCTTATCTCTCAATAATGCAAGATGTTCTGGCTTCATGATTATTCCTTAGATAAGTCGTCCATTAAATCTGATAGTTGGCTAGCTGTCTTATTCGGCTGAACATCATCAAGGCCGTATGCTTGACGCTCAAGGCCAACTAAATTTTTAAGTGTTTCGCTTAATGCTTTGGCTGACTTAACGCGCTCAGGCAGGGAGATAATTGAGTGATAAATTTCATTGAGCTTATCGCGTCCGTTATCATCAGGATTAAACATCAGGTCGCCCAATTTACTTAAGGCTGGTACATCTGCGCACTCTGCACTCAGTTCGTCAAACAAGACGTTAGCCAGTTCACGCGCCCGGCGTATATCACCTCTATGCTCCATACGAACATTAGCAATAACCTCAGCCGTAGCCTCAATAAGTACGCGCTCAGATAATGTTGTTTCTGTGCGTACCTGCTTGCGTACTTCTTCTTTGCGTACCAAATCATCAGCACGAGATTTTATCTTTGCGTTAAGATCTCGCGACCAATCATCTTTCTTAGCTCTCTTACGTATAGCCCCTTCAGATATGCCATGTTGTGAAGCTATTTCTCGGAGTGACATCACGCCAGCTCGGTAAGCCGACTCGATGGCCTCCCAGTCTGGTCTTTTAGCCATACATCACCTTTCATAAATTAAATTAATGCTATAGTGGATTTTCGTTCATGAATAGGAGCAATAAATGAAATATTCTCAAGCTGAAAAGCTTCAATTAATGATGCTTTGTGAAATTTACAGGGCCATGGGAATAGAAAATAGTTTTAACCCCGACCTTGTTGAAGAGGCTATTTCCACTGATAACTACTGGGCGTTGTCGTGGGAATACCCGTCTCTAGAAACTGAAGATGAAACCCCATCTAAAGTTAAATTGTTCGTTGATACTGTTGATATGTATGACATGCTCTCATATACATATGAAAGACTTAGTGATGAGGATAAGAAAGATGTCAGCGAGGCAGTGCCTCATTTCTCTCCTGAATACTCTCTAACTTTCCCTGGGTTTGATGGGAATAATGAGTCTGAATACATGCAAATAGGTAGATTGTTAAAAACTATGGGTCGCTTTTCAGGTACAGAACTAACCAAAAATTCCCACGCCCCCTCAGTAGAAACATATAGAAGAATGTTAGATATATTTTTACCTATACGTCATAAGTTTGTATTTAATGAAGGAATCCGCAAGCAAGAGTTAATCGATATACTTTTAGAACGAATTCATCCAAGCAACAGGTAGCTATCTGCCCACTCTATGTTGCATGCATCCCCATTAAAAAGCCAGCTCACTCGAACTGGCTTTGTGATTGGTTATTCTGCTACTTCAACCACTGGAACATATTTAATATCACTAATCTCATCAGGTGATATGTATACCCATGAGCCGTCGAGTGATGCGATACCGATTAACCCGCTAGTCACACGAGGCTCTTTAGTGGTCATCATGCCTTCGTAGGTTGTACCGTCTTTCTTAGTTGCTATTACGTGATATTTTTCTGACATGATTACTAGCCTTCTTTCAATACATCATGAAATGCCTTAGCAATAGTTTTGATTTGACGAACATTTCCACGACCAGTAACGATGATTTTTCTAACATTTCCAGCCTGACACAAACAAGCCTTCAAGTTGCCATTAGTTATATCCACCTTCGTTACAGCCCCTGCGGTCTTGGCGTCTATGTTGTAATTTTTCATATTCCACCCAATAAAAAAGGCCACTAGGGCCTATTCATCGTTAAATGTTAATTAAATCAATCTCCTCAATTTTGAGGAAAGGTATCACTCAACGCTAGGAAGGAGTAATTGACCTTTTTCCTCTATCTCGGCGATCTTGTTTAATAACTGAGGCTTTTTAACTCTACCCCAGCGATTTAATAATCGCCCTGACATACTGGCCACATCCTTCTCTTTCATGAATTCGAGCATTATCTCATTTCGCTCTTGTTCCATGGTTCGGATATTTTTGGTAATAACATCAGCCATCCAGTTAAAGGCGTTTATATACGCCACCTTAATTCTCATAGCTTCTTTCTTTGTGTATGACATAACCAATAACATTAGGCCGTCTTTCCGTAGCTTATAGAATTTTGAGGCTTTCCATTCTGTAACTCATTGTTTTTATAGCAAAGCTCAAAATTGAGCTTTGTATCAAACTCTGGAGGACACGATTTTATAGTCCTTTCGATATCACGAATTACGTTCTTTGGCTCTTTACCAAAAGCTCTTGCTACACAAAAACTATCAGTAATTACTTCTGAACCAGACATAAATACGATGTTCCGAAAATCAATTCCATTTACTACTGTTGGATAATTCATGGTGTAAATCCTTATAGAAAAGCGAACCTGTTCACCAGAAATAACCGCCCCACAGAAAACACCATTAACGGTTTTTCTCAGGTTCGACTTTCTGTAAGGTTCTGTGAGTGTTTTTAATTGCGCGGTGAATGCACAGGGTGAAATGCGTAGAGTTCGCAACCATCATCACGTATCACTACGTTAATCAGGTCGCTTCTAGTCTGTTCCTAGCAGTCAAGATATGATCACTCTCCTTAATGGATAAACGACTTATCTAACCTTGTCGGGGTTATTCTTTTGGAATGCTTTTATCCAGTTCTTCACGGAATTTAACTGGATTATCTGAACCTTCTACTGTCATGATATTCCTCCATTAAAAAGCCCCGCTATTGCGAGGCTCGTTGTTGTTCAATTTCCCGTATTGCTTTCTTGCAACAGGTGCTCAGCTAGCTTTTCAGAGAATACATGTGCATATTTAGAACCCATTTCGTCATAAGAATATTCAATTGGGTTGTGCTGTTTCATAAACCCTAAAATTTTAGCCGCTAAAGCATCTTTATCTTCGTTCATCGTAAACACTCCGTTTTAATGTAATCCTGTAAATACAAAGTTTGCTGCTCGTTCTCGACTATCATTTCTCTGAGACGTAGATAATCTTGTTCAACTGCTTTGTTAAGTCGTGCGGAGGTTTCATTGCTTCCGCTTTCGGTGGAATTCTTGGTGACTGCTGGACACTCGGCTTTGACATACACCCGCTTAGAACCAGAGCGAACAGCATCACGCAGGCTATCAATTTCATTCTTTGCACTGGCTAACTCCTGTGAGTGACGAATATCGAGTTGATTTAATCGGGTGATACGGGCTTGATAGTCTTTGTTGATTTCGACTTGTTGTGAGAGCTGTTCAGTGAGTGATTGGTTTTCTTTCTTTAGCTCTATTACTGATTTAGTAACAAGGTATAAAGAAGCTAGCATGATGCTAAATAAAACTATTGGAACCCAAGGTTTTAATTTACTCATAACAGCAACCAAGCATCTTCAAAAACTTTCTGTGAATACGGTTGATATCCAAGCTCAACACCAACAATCGCCGTAGCCAACGCAATGGCAACTGATTTAGATGAAACGTTAATAGGCTCGTTTACGCTAACGCCGATATCTTTAGCTGCTCGATTAATATAGCCGGTAGTGTTGTTTTCATTCGGTGGCGCATACCGGTCGATAATCGACTCGACGGTGTTGAGTTCGTATTTCTTTTGGTATGTTTGCAGTAGCTTATAGATGGCCCGTATACCATATTCAGGTGATACAAACTGGCAGAAGCTCGGATCTGTTTGCTGTGCGGATAGTCCTTGCCATTTTGAACCGTGTCGAATATTGCCCGGATTGTTATTGCGCTCGCCGCGTGCTGGTCTAGCCATTTTTACTAACCCCTCTAAATATTTGCATCACATTCCCACGACTAAGAATTATTAGTGCGCATAGTGTGATATTGATTCCGACTTCAAATGGATCTGCATGGGCGTAGTCATTCGTTAATATGCGTAGTGGGATAGAACCAAGCATAACAATGAGAACCCATGCTATAAGTGACGGGAAGAATTTGTATTTAGCGCCGTTACGCTCGTAGTTAACAAGACGAATAACAGCGAATAAGCATGAGAAAAAATTGACGTAAATCCAAAACATTGAGATGGTCATCTTCCACCCCCTCTGAATTTATCTATCAGGTTGTTAATAACGTTGTTGATACTGTCTGTGAGCGCGCCGGGTTTAGATATCGTTACTAACACACCAACCAAACCAGCCGATGAGAACATGGCACCAACAGAGCGATCGACCTCTCTATCTCCGATAATGCCACTCAGTAGTGACGACATGAAATCAGCGCCTAATATCCCAATCGCAAATGCAACCGTGAAATACGCCCATCGTTTTAACAGTCGGATATCATGAGCAGACAATACAAATATCACCGCCCCTGCGAACGCGCCGATTACAACGCCTGCGTCCATACCTGAATAGAGACCTACAATAGAGACACCCGCTAACGAGGCGGTTGCTGTGCCTGTTAACGGCTCTTGCATATATGTAGTCCTGATTAGTTAATAGAACGCCGACTCACAGCTCTTGTGTGAACGTGATAACGAGGGTAATTGTTCTGTGGTCGGCATATACGAAAAAAGACCGCCTAAGCGATCTTCTGAATGTGAACTATCCGGAAATTCCGGAGAGTTGAACTTGTAACGATTGTTTACAGGTTTCAGATAACAAAAAACCCCGCCGAGGCGAGGTCTTGAATTCTTTTAACGTTAACGAAATGGCAATAACCCATCGTTAGAACGATATTTACACAGAAACGTGCAAAAGTCAATTCATTCGTTAGAAGTATTCGTTTTTAATTTGTTACCTTTTTTAGTATGTAATCTGCGTTACTTTCTCCTTTTTCACACTCAACCGCTAAAGATTCATAAAATTTGCTAACCGAACGTTTCCATTGGTCAATCGTAACCCCTAAGTGAGATACTGATTGAAAAGCTTTTGATGCAGGTATTCGCTCATAGCCACGACCAGAGCAACGCTTACAAGGCATGCTGACAGCCTCACCAGTTAACCTTAGTGTTTCCTTATCTATTGCCATGCCACGCCCTTTGCAGTCATTGCACGCACAAGAAACATAACCTTTACCGTTACACTTATCACAAGCGCATGACTCAGTATCATTAATAATGCGAACTTCCTTACCAAAGACTTTTTTAACCTTAATCGCCTTTACCTTAAAACCTGATCCGTTGCACTTTACGCACTCAGTAACACTTGATGCCGATCTGCAATAATCTGCATAAGCGAATTTTGCGAGTATTTGCATTACCTTTCGCTTAACATTCATATCGAGCTTGCGTAATGCTGGAACCTTGTCGCAGTGATTCAATGCATGCCGAGTTAAAAGTTGTATCGCTTTATCTCTGTCATTTCGGCTTATTCCCATCTTCCCCAAGAATGCTGAATAGCCGAATAACTCTTTACTCTGACACATGCCAAAAGCACCCATGACATCAGTGCCGGTTAATCTATCTGGCGATGTCGAGCTAGGCGCATCTGATATCGATGTGGTTTTAGCGAAGTGATATTTAACAGCGCTTTCTAGGTTCATCTCGCCTCCGGTAATACTGTGTGATATCTATCGCAACCGACTGAGTACATGATGCGGTTTCCAAACTGCTTGGCTTGGGTTGTTTCAACTATCTTCATAAAGCCATTGTTAAGCTGGATCACTGATAGATAACGCTTTGGTTTATTTCCTGTTCGTTCTGTCAACGCTCTAAATCTGCATTCTTCAATAGCTGCGATTAAGTCAGTGAACATCATCTATCTCCCATATCGTGATATCTAATGAACCATGAGTAACCTTTTCACCTCGACGGATCCGCATATCATCAATTTGGCTATCATCTACCCAAAATTCGGCATGAGTTAACGAATCGAAAACGGCCTTTGGCAAGTTGTCGAGGTCTCTTTGTCGTTTATCTGGGGGATTTGCTGTGATGACTATTTTTATGCGGGAAGTGGTTTTGACGTCTAGGTTATGTTGCTTGATGTAATCTGTTACTTGTTTTCGGTAGTGGGTGCCTTTGGGTGAGATATAATGCCGTCCTCTACAATGCCTCCAGTACGTATTATTGCTCGGTGGCCACGGTAATTTTAAGTGATAATCGTTCATACCTTAATCTTACCCTCCTTGATGAGAATATCCTGAGTGCGAATAACGCCTTCTAAATGACATTGTTTTGCGTATTCAGCGTCTGTGATTCTCGTCCTGCGGTCTATTTCATCGTGACAAGCACTACACGCCCAAGCACCAAATACATCATTAGGTTTTATTCCGGTACCGCAAATACCAGACATTCGATAATGAGCTAAGACGACAGTTTCAGAATTACCGTTACACACTCCCGGTATTCTAATTTGGCATTCACGGCCTCGAGCTTCTTTGCGTAAGTTCGCCATCTCCCTCTCCTTTGATTTTATCCATCACTTCCAAATGAGCGTATTCATCAGCACACTTACTACACACGTAAATTTCATCATCCATCAGTTGTCTATTGCATGATTGGCATTTCATTGAACGCCTCGCTTTACCGCACGTTTAGCTTCACGTCTAATTGCAACACCTAATCGCTCTAGCCACTCTCCGTATTTGAGCAGCGCTTCGGTTTCATCACTAATACGAGGGAATCCATCCATTTCAATATCTACCTCAAACTTTCCAAAGCTATCTCTGGCAATAGATATTTTCTGCTCTAACTTTGTAGCCTTACTATTGTGAGTAACGTTATATTCCTTGAGAAATAGGTTTTCGTTTCTTTCAAACTTAACCAGTTCCATTTTTGTGGACTTAGTTTTCACACCCTCACCCCACTCAATAATGAATCAAACTTCCTCAACATCGGATTACCCATGCCTGAGACGTTGGCTTTATCGACAAACTTAATTCCACACTCAAATTCGGATTTTTTCCGCTTGGTGTAAACTGGAGCTACATTAAACTCTATCATCACTATCTTCACTGCATCATGAGACACCTTGTATCTCACTGTGCTTTTTATTTTCCCAACCACTGAAACTGCTTTTATCCTATGCATATCTCTAATTATTGGGTTAGCTGTTGGGTAGGGTATTCCAGTTATGTTTTGAACTTGTTTTATTGTGAAGAAATCAAGACCACCAACAGCCTTTATAATCTCAACAGCTTTTTCACATCTTGGTGTCATTTCTCAGCCTCCAACTCAATAGCCCGTTTTGCAGATGCCAGCACTTCACACAAATCTTGCTCTTTGTCTTTATGCCCTCTCAATCCAGCGCAGAGAGCTTTTTTAATTAAATGCTGTAATGCTGGGTTAGTTACTTCAAAGGCTTTTAAAACGTCATACACGTCGATTGTTACGCCTTTGCATGGTCTGTCGTATTTACTCATTTTGTTTATCCTTAAGTTTCATGTATTCGCTGTCGTTCGGGATGATGATTGGAATGCCTTTTTCAATGCACCACGCTTCGTGTCTCTCCATCATGTAGAGCATCCTCGCTTTATCCATCCTGCTAGTTTTCTCGCGCTCTCCGTTTTCATCACGACCTAGCCAGTGACCGACAAAATACTCATGCGTTTCTTCGTTGGTGATTGGCTTTGACAGAACGACTTCACCAGCACCATTTTTAATATCAATGACAACGCCACGCGCACGTAGCCAGTCGCCTGTGGTTTCTACCCACATTCGCCATGTTTTGTTCATTGGTATTGTTCTGAGGTCACGCCATTCGGTGATTTTGATTCGGTAACGCTTACCGGTTTCTGTTACTTCTGAGAGAGTTTTGAAAATGCCTTTTAGATTGGATTTGTGGAGACAGATATCATTTGTCAATTACACCTCCGTATCATTCACCCTCTGGCATTGGCAAATCGCGTAAATACATCCAGTAATCAGCATCAGGAATTGGTATCGGAAACACAGTATCATCAAGAAACCATTGCATTTCGCCTTCTACAGAGTTCCATTCAAGCCTATAAACACCTGCTAGAATTTCACCATCGCTGATAAGTAAAACTGGCTCGCTATCTTCTGGTAATTTGTTTGCTGTCTTAACCCAATTAGTTCCCTGCATTAGATGCCTCCTGCTGGCGAATTTTTTCTTGCAACGCTTTAAACTTCATAGTGTTGGTTAAATTCTCAATTTCCATTAATCGTAAATATGCTTTTCCGCGTGGTCTATGTTTATCGGCTACCACCTCAAGCTCAAAAAATATTGAGTCTGTTTTGTCTGTGAAATATCTAAAATTGGCATGAATATATCGACCAGCGATAAACCTAGCTTGCCGATGGTATGATCTATTCAACTCTCTTAACGTTGTTCCTTTCATCTAAAAATCCTCTTGCGTGTTAAGCAACTTGCTTTCTGGTTCGGTAGCTATCCCATGTAAAAGCCAGCGTACAACCACCGCCGTCATTCATCCTGTCAATAACTCGCTCCCCAATGAATGCGCCTAACTCCTCTCTAGTTTGGTTACTGATTAGGATTGTTGGTTTCATCTTCTCGTAACGAGTGTTGATGATTTCAAATAGGATCAGCTTTTCTGCCTCGGTGCCAAATTGAACACCAACCTCATCAATGATTAACAAATCTGGTTTTGTGTAAATCCGAATAACCTCGAACTCTGTTTCGGTAGAATTCTTACTCCAAGTGGATTTAAATTTTCTTGCAATCCGCAAGGCTGTCGTGAATAGCGCAGAATTCTGATAATCCTCAACGACACTTTTCGCTATTGCTAATGCCAGATGATTTTTACCAGTACCAGGCTTTCCGCACATCACTAAACCACCGCCATTTTTTAGGCGATCTTCCCATTTTTTAACGTAGGCTTTGCAGACATTGAGATTGTATTGAGCGTCCTTGTTCACAGCCTCGTAGTTATCCAGTGTGCAAGATTTAAAGCGCTCTGGAACATGCAGATCATCAAGCAGTTTCTCAGTGAGTTTCTTCTTGAAACGAATATCCGAATCACGCTGTTCGATCTTCAAGGCTTCCAGCTCTTCCGTGAGGCAATGCGGGCAAGGTGTTGGTCGTGATGGAATTGATATCGCGGTTTTACTTGAGCGAGTTCTGGCTTGATATGCGCCATGCTTAGAGCAGGTTAATTCAACAATCGTTACTTCAGTGTTCGGTATTTCTGCTGGCGGTTTGCTTAGGTTTTCAAGTTGCCTTTCGATTTGCTCGATTTTGTCTGATAGGTTCATGATTTAATTCATCCATGTTGGCGCATCCGTTTTACCGTAGTCCTTGGATGCAAAATTCTCGTTTACAGCTCGCTTAGGTGGCGTGGCTTTCCATGAATTACCTGAGTTCTTGTTTTGGTAATTTAACTTCTGGCTTGCAGTGATAAACCAGTTCTTAGGCTTAGCGGCTCTGAATTCGATATCTAGCCGTTTTAGCTCATGCACCAAGTCGATGTTTGAATACAACGATTTCCATTCAGCAAAGTCTTTGTGGTTTAAGCGGATCACCTCTCCCTCGAATGCATACTTGCTAGACATTTGGTGAATACTTGCAGATTGATTTTCTGGCTCGCTAGGACAAGCCGTGTTTTCGGCTTGGGTGTTATTAGGAATCAGGTTAAGGGAATCAGGAATCAGGTTAAGGGAATCAGCAGGATTTGTTGTATGCTCTTCTGATTCTTGCACTGTACTTGTATGGTGCTTTTCTGGTGCTCCTTTGTTTTCAGTAGCTTGCATTACTTGTTCTGGTATTTCACTAGCCGCTTCTTTTACGTGAGGGTTCTGATGTTTCTTCCAGTTATTAATCTGGATAAACTCATTCCGATCTACTGCATATCTGGTAATAAAGTTTTTACTGTGTAGTTGTGCGAGTAATTTTTCACAATCAACGTCATCGTATGGCAAAACCATCGCTTTAATTTTACGTGGCTTATCTTCTAAGCGACCTTCTCTATCTGCAATAGTCCATAAGCCAACGAATAAGATTCGTGCAAATGGATCACATTCAGCAAGGTCGTCATTGGTAAAAAAGCCTGGTTTAATATTTCTTGCTCTGGCCATTTATTAGCTCCTTAATAAAATCTGGTATCTCACGCTGAGGTCTGTTCTCAGTGCTTCTGAAATATTGTTCATCAGCTCTCTCTATCAGGCTGATTTCCCCATCATTTATATAAAATGAAAATCCAGTTGCCTTTAACATGAGATGCACCGCCATTCTTATCATTGTTTCTGCTATCGCATTTTTATCGCCAAAGTAGTAAATTCCTTCCTGCTCAAAAATATCTTCAATGTTCAACTCCTCAGCTTTATCAGTGCATATAACATTTGTCATAACTGCTATTTCAGATAAGTCACGCTCTCGACATTCAAGGTCTAGTTCATTGCATGCCCATTTGATTTTTTCTAGTGATGTTTCAAAAAACTCTCTAGCTTCGCTCACTCGAAATTCAGATAAAATTCGATGAACTCTACTTTCATCTTCTCTTGGTGAGTGTGAGTAATACGCCAACTCAACCTTAAATGGTGTCGGCACGCCTGATGATGAATATAATTCCTTTGCTCTCCTTTCTGGCGTGGTTGTCGTCATGCCTATTTTGTATATATTTGGCATGCTTTTATTGCTCATTACATAGATCCAACCACCGACAGAATAGTCACTTGGTAACTTCCCTTTAGTTATAATCTCTTCGTTTGCTAGATACGGGTAATAGAGCTGAGGGGCTGGTTCCATTATTAAAAACTCTTCATCCATATATAATTACTCCATTAATTAGCTGTATCAGCAAAAGGAAAGCTAAATCAGCTTCCCTTTAATACTGGTTATTGATACAGTGTATTTGTACGTTAAATGGTTAAGTCCATTTGTTGAGAAGCCTCAGTTACCGCTGGGGCTTTTCTTTTTGGTGCTTTGACATGTTCAAGCATTTGAATTAACGCTCTAGCCTCATCACCTTGCAATATCACTGTGTCATCTGGTGTCTCATACCCAATAGCAACTAAAAGCCTTGCACAACGTTGTATGAAGCTTAATTGCGTTTTAGATTGTTGAGATTGCCAGCGAGATATTTGTGATTCGTGAATACCCGTCCTTTTCGCTACTTCTCTAGCGCCAGTAACAAGTATCCCTTTCATGATTTTTGATTCGATTTCTCGAAATTTGCGTTCGTTTGATAGTTCCATAGTTTAAATTCCTTCTTAGATTACTTCCCATATTGGGAACAGCAGTAATGATCCGTGGCTCATTCCATATGAGCGGATTGTTGATAATAATTTGCCGATTGAAGTCAAAAGGCATGGCGTGAATTTTTAAAGAGCGATTGTGTTACCAGTATTTATTACCCAAATCCCATAAGTGTGGTAAGTCAGGGCGAATGTCTTTTCCTTTAACTTGACCATTTGTAGCTTTAACAATTAACGGGATGTGTTCAGGTGATACTTTTGCCTTGTTATGTAGCCACTTAAAAACTGCTTGCTGTGTAATGCCACACGCTTCACCTAGTTTTTTCTGTGTCCCTACGATATCAATGGCGGTTTTAATTGCTTCATTCATAAAAAACCTCCGTTGTTTATTTTTGTATAATAAAACCTTAGTTGTTTTTAATCAACAACTATATTCGTTTGAATGGCAACAACTGTGGTTGTATATTTATGACTATGAAAACTACTCTTGCACAACGATTAAAAAAGGCTCGAAGATTGTCGGGCTTATCTCAAAAGGAACTAGGCGAAGCTGTTGGTGTATCCCAAGCCGCAATTCAAAAGATTGAGGTTGGAAGCGCGCAAAACTCAACTAAGCTAATAGAAATAGCTAAGGTTTTGAAAGTCTCTCCTGAATGGCTGTCGTCTGGTAATGGCGATGATCCAACACTGCCTGCTGTTCATGCATCCGAAGTAAGTAATGTAAATACTGCTACATATTCAGAGGCTGGATCTGGTGTTAGTAATGCTTATAAGGTTGAGATACTAGACATTCAAGCTAGCGCAGGCCCAGGAGTGATGGTTATCGATGATTTCATTGAGACAATCACGGCTATTGAGTATTCAGCGGATGAAGCCAAAAGATTATTCGGTGGTAGACCTTCAAATACGATAAAGATGATCACTGTAAAAGGTGACTCTATGTCAGAAACATTTGAGCCTAGAGATCAGATATTCGTAGATATAACCACTAACTTTTTTGACGGTGACGGGATTTATGTATTCGTTCTGGATAACCAGCTATACATAAAGAGATTACAGAAGCAACATAAGCGCCTAGCTGTCATATCAGATAACTCAAGGTATGAGACTTGGTATTTGGACGAAGAAGCCATTGGCGGCCTTTATATCCACGCTAAAGTGCTAGTTAGCCAATCAATAAAATATAAGTTCCACGGTTAACACAGTGGCCTGACGACACGTTTTAGGGTGTGGCGAAAATAATATTTCCCATTTTGGGAAAAAACATATAAGATTGAATAAAGGCCTGAATTACTTGCTATGAGAATAATAGGAAAAGAAAAGATTATTGCCTTTTACACAAAACATAATCAAGCAAAGGCTCCTTTAGAATCATGGCACGATGAAGCTGTAAGATCTAAATGGAAAACCTCGCATGATATTAAAACCAAATATTCGTCTGCTAGTTTCTTAGCTAAAAATCGCGTTATTTTTAATATAAAAGGAAATGATTTTAGGCTTTTAGTTCAAGTTATCTACTCAAATGATATGGTAATAATTGAAAAAATTGGAACTCATGCAGAATACGATAAATGGGGGCTAAAATGAATGAATTTACACCTCGACTCATAAAGAATGATAATGATCTGCAGTCATTTATGACGAGGATTATTGAGCTTGCAGAGAGAAACCCAATAGAAGGTACTAAAGAATTCGACGAGCTTGAATTGCTAGGAATTCTTATAGAGCACTATGAAAGCAAGCATTACCCCATTTCAAAGCCAGATCCTATTGATGCAATAAAGTTCAGAATGGAACAACAAGGATTAACAAATAAAGACATGACGCAATTCATGGGTTCTTTATCTAAAGTTTCTGAAGTGTTAAATAGAAAAAGACCACTAAGTTTATCGATGATAAGGCGACTACATGATGGCCTTGGCATACCAGCTGATATACTAATTCAAGACATGAATGACGTTGAGTGGCTTGAAATAGATGCAAAATTAACATCAGAAAAATTTAATTTCGCTATAACACCTGAAGTATCTGATCAGGATAACTATGAAAATTCATTATCTCGAATGAGAAAATTTGGCTCATCAATAAAAAAATATGTAAAGGATTATATTTTTGATGAATGCTCCGAAAAGCTTACCTTCAATGAGAGTGATAAGATTGTAATAAAAGCTTATCGTCAGGCAAGTGTGCCAGAATTAAAAGAAACTGAATCTGTTAAAAGTGACTATTGTTTTGTGGGATAGAAACATGAAGATAAAACTTACTAATAAGAGAGTGCACAAACTCTCTATAGAGCCGATTGAAAAAGAAAATAAAATAAAGAAAAAGAAAAAAGAAAACCTACAACAAGAATTTTCTTTCGAGGATCAGCTTTTTGTAAATAAAAATGACAAAAAAAAGATAAGAATCAGATATATAGTTAATTTAAGTATTGAAAGCATTTTTGCTTTATATTTAGAATATGATTTTGACTTCGATATTGATGGCGAAGTAGATGATACCTTTAAGGATTCGTCCGAGATAAAAACATCAATTCCTAGTTACACATATCCTTATATCAAAACTTTTATAGAAACGGTAATTACTAACTGTGACTATCCAAAAATACAAATCCCTACAATTAATTTTTACGATTTAGATGACAATATTGAAATAGAAGATTAATTTTTTATTCAGCATCACACCCCAGCCCTCTCCGCGAGGGCTTTTTTGTGCCCCATCCCCTCCAAAGAAGTGATCTGCATTCCAATCTGAGATTTATTTGAAAATAAATTACCAATAAAAACAATCAAATAAAACCAAGGTAATATAAAAACACCAATATAAACAACTTTGGTTGTTGACAATAAAACAACTATAGTTTTAAATATAACTCATCAACGGCAAGCAAGATACATAAGCAAGCCATGCTCTTTAAAAATATAGCAGTACGGACAATGACATCTTGTCCAACATTTCACTGAGTGAGTTTTGGGATTGGTGAATGCGTGTAGCTCAACGGTAGAGCGAAGCCATAAAGCTGGGGTTATGGGTTCAAATCCCATCACGCAAGTAGGAAGTAATTACCTACCACCAATCACTAAAACTTATTCAGAGGAGGCAACATGACAACTTATATTCAACCGTTAAAAACGTCACCCAAGAAAGCAGGCGAACGCAAACAAGTAGAAGTTAAGCATGTAAACAGTGATTCATATAAAGCGCGTCAATATGCTAGATATGCATCTTTCAGAGCTAACAAACTGAAAGAGGAAGAAATTACTAAAGCTAACTCAGTGAAAGAGAAGAAAGAACGCCCTGCTCTCTCTCTCAAACCAACAAAGCATTATCCAAGTGGAGATAACTGTTGCTTACCTAATGTAGCAGTATTTTCAGGAGTTAAAACAAAACAGCCGAGCAGTGAGTTCGGGGTGACGGCGAGATAGGAGAATAACATGGAAGAATTAGAGAATTTAATTAATACAGTAGCAGAAAATGAAGGCGTTTCACGACAAGAAGCAATAAAGCTGGTTGTAAAGTTAATCAATAACAGACAAGCCAGCTTACCTAAAGGTGAGCCTAAATTAGGTTCTGGTACCACTATTTAGATTGATATAAAAATGATCCCCACCCGCTAACAGCAAAAACAATAACAGATGCATCTTTTGTTAAAGATAAAGGTTTTGATATCCTTCTTACCTCATCTCTTAGTTGCTCTGTAGTTAAATGGCTATAACCAATATAAGTTCCGTTTGGCAAATCATATTTAACACCATCGCTGTAGGTGACGTATCTATTCATGGATATGCCACTCATTTTTTTATGTAAATCATCATAGTCATCGTAGTCAGCATTATATAACTCAACTCTAACTGCATATTGTGTCATTTAAATCATTCCTTATTTTGACTGTGGAATAACCAATATATCAATTTTCCTTGACTGTGGAAAGTAAGGAACCACCTCGCCTGACGTGGTTAAAAGCAGGCACAGTTAACTAATCCCAGTCCATTCTGTGGGCTGTGGTGAGTTGATTAATAGATAGGAGATAGAGATGGAAATTAAAATTCCAGACAGTTACGACAATGAATGGCAAGTGAAGATGTTACGTCAGTTGTCAACCAAGCTTCATGATCTGAAAGACTGTGATGATAATTTATTGTTAGAGCGTATTGAAAAATGCGAGCAAATTGTCGAAGCGTTACGTGAATATTCAGGCTACTAGCATCGTGTTTAGTTAATAACGGAGAAGTGATGTGTTCGATTACATAAACAAAACCTATGGTTTGAATATCAAAAAAGGTGACCGTGTTCGATATACATTCGGTAATGGATCAAAAGAAGGAGTAATAGTTGGAGTTCACTCAGCTAGCCTGAAAATAAAAATGGATGGCGATGATTATGCAGATATCTATCACCCTACTTGGGAGCTTGAGTATCTCTAGTTAATAACGGAGGGAGTATGACATGCCAATGTTCAAAGTGACTTGCAAATGGAATGGAAATCCTTGGGAAAAGGAAATTGACGCTGAAAGTGAAGGAGATTGCGCAGAGCATATTTATTTATGGGCAGTAATTGGAGCTAAGGCAAACATCACGGAATTAGATATCAAAAAAATATCTCAGCAGTAACCCACCGCACCAACACCAGATAACCACCCTATCGCTCACCTAGCGAGGTAACAATGAAAACTAACTATTACAGCACTATGCGTGATTGCATGGCGGTGCGTATCACTACGCCTCAAGCACGTAAAAATAAACGTACAAGCCCGTGGTTATTCAGTTTGGCCGTGGTCATTGTGACAACCGTTGGCGTAATACCGACATTTGTAAGTTGAGGTGATTATGCAAATTTCATACAGCCACTCGAACGGAACTCGGGTAGTAGACGGCAAAACAGTCATGGAATTTGACGAAAGTAGCAAGCTCAGCATTGAAACAGGAAGTTTCTCTGAGTTGGCTAAATTAACGGAGATTGACTCAGTTGAGGCAATGGAATATGTACTCGATTGTGATGATGAATCGCTTGAAAGGATTATCAATGCGATAGGCAAGGAAGCCTTTATTAACAGGATATTGCGAGTTTCTAAGCTAAGGAGGGTTGCGTGAATCCTTATCATGAACTTGACGCAATGGAAGAGCGCAGGCAAGAAGAAACATCATGGATTGATGCAAAGGATGCTGAGTTAAGTAATGTCGCATTTAATGTGGTTGATGGATTACCAAAGGATATTACCAGTCAATGGAGTGACAGCGTTTTCGATATGACAATTGATAGTCTTTACAAGGAGTTAAAGAACTATCAGGAACGCAGGAGGATGTCGTGACAAATGCAGTTCAAAAAATATATGAGGTTGTAAATCCTCTTAAAAATGAGTTCGAACAAGTGTGTAGTGAGCCAAGCATAGCATTCAAAAGGGAATCTGAATTTGCTATGCAAATATTCGCTAATAATGATTATTTAGCAAATGTTGCAGTTAATAATCTAGTGTCCGTTCGTAGCGCGATCATGAATGTCTCAGCTATCGGAATTAGTTTAAATCCAGCGCAAAAACTGGCTTATCTAGTTCCTAGAGATAAGAAAGTATGTCTCGATATTAGCTATATGGGCTTGATGCATATTGCTCAGCAATCACAGGCTATTAAGTGGTGTCAATCAAGCATTGTTCGACAAAATGATAATTTCCAACTCACATCAATAGATACCGCACCCCGCCACGAATACAACGCCTTTGCCACTCATGAACAGAGAGGTGAGATTGTCGGAGCTTACACGGTAGTAAAAACAGAAGATGGAGATTATCTAACTCACACAATGGCTATTGCTGATATTTACGCAATACGTGACCGTTCATCAGCATGGAAAGCTTGGATAGCAAGGAAAAAATCCTGCCCTTGGGTAACTGATGAAGAACAGATGATTCTAAAAACAGTAGTGAAGCAGGCGGCTAAATACTGGCCACGCAGAGAGCGTCTAGATAAGGCTATTGACTATGTTAACACTGAGGCTGGAGAAGGTATTGATTTTGGAAGCGAGCAACAAGAACCAAAGGACATAACGCCAGCAAGTGAGGATCAACTAAAAGCTATCACGGACTTGATGCTTAAAGTTAATGGCGAATGGAGTGACGCATTCTTCACATTCATTAGTAAAAAATTCAACCATCAAATATCCCATCCAGAGCAATTAACCGCATTTGAAGCCAATACCATTATCGACATGCTAAGGAAAAAGGCAGAAGGAAAATGATTAGTAATGACATCATTCTAAGCAAAACAGGCATCGATTTAACCAAAGTAGAGCAAGGAAGCGAAGAATGGATGTCTATCAGACTCGGCGTAGTAACCGCCTCTGAGGCATGGAAAGTTATCTCCAAGCCAAGATCAGGAACAAAATGGACAGACACAAAGAAAACATATTTAAACACCCTTATTGGTGAAGTCTGCACGGGAGTTTACAAGGAAGTATCAGCAAGGACGCTGGAATGGGGTAAAAACTACGAATTAGAAGCAAGGATGACATTCGAGTTTTACACCGGATTAACGGCAAAGGAAGTGCCAATAATATTTAAAGATGAGCAACTACGGATAGCTTGCTCACCAGACGGCATTTGCAGTGATGGCTCTGGATTAGAGCTTAAATGTCCTAATAACACGGACGTATTTATAGACTTAGCATTGAATGGAATCGATGCAATGAAAAAGGAATATGTGGCTCAAGTTCAATATTCCATGTGGGTTACAGGTAAGGATATCTGGCATTTTGCAAATTTTGACCCACGAATGCCGGCAGGGAAAGAAATCGCATACTTCCCTGTAGAGCGTGACGAAAAAATGATGAAAGAATTTGACGAGTTAGTGCCTGAGTTCATCGAAGTAATGGATCAGGGGTTAAACAAGTTAGGCATTCAATTTGGCAATCAATGGAGTGTATATGGCAAGTAAAGGAGTAAACAAGGTAATCCTCATTGGTCACTTGGGGCAAGACCCTGAAATTCGGTACATGCCGAGTGGTGGCGCAGTCGCTAATCTCACATTGGCCACATCGGAATCGTGGCGTGATAAACAAACTGGCGAGATGAAGGATCGGACTGATTGGCATCGAGTGTGCATCTTCGGAAAATTAGCCGAAATTGCAGGTGAATATCTGAGAAAAGGAAGTCAGGTATATATCGAGGGTTCTCTGCAAACCAGAAAATGGCAAGACCAAAGCGGGCAAGACCGATACACAACGGAAGTAGTGGTTAATATCGGCGGTTCTATGCAGATGCTAGGCGGTAACGGTGGTAATCAAGCAGGAAGCCAAAAGCCACAGAATCAAGGATGGGGTCAACCTAAGACACCGCAAGCACCAAATCAAGCATCGAGTAATCAAGCGTCGCAAAATGAGCCACCAATGGACTTTGATGACGATATCCCATTTTGACCACCCTCCCCGTTTAAACAAAGGATATAACCATGAAAAAATTATTTGATACCACAGATTTTAATAACTGTGATGTATGTGGAGACGAGATGTGCACCATCGCAACAGAAGGTGACGGGAAGAAGGTGTTTAATGGCGATAGTGTTACTTGCTGTGGATGTTCAAATACAGGGCAGATAACGGTTGAAGCAGAAGATTGCGCTTATATCGAATGGGATAACCCAAACGACGATTAATTACGGACTCAGTGCAAGGATGCAAACAGGAGATAGATATGAACATTAAACAATTACAGAAACAAATTCATCAGCAAAACAAAGATGCAGGATGGTGGGATAACCCACGCGAAAAAGGAACGTTACTCTGCCTTATTCATTCAGAAATCAGTGAGGCAATGGAGGGAGAGCGTAAGGATTTAATGGACGATCACTTACCACATAGAAAAATGGCTGAAGTCGAACTTGCTGATGCTGTTATTCGTATTTTGGATTATGCAGAAGCCTTTGGTTATGACATTGAAGGGGCAATTGCTGAAAAACTAGAATACAACAAGCATCGAGCAGACCATCAACGGGAAAATCGCACAAAGGAAGGCGGCAAGCAGTTTTAATTTAACTCGCAGGGATGCAATGAAGAGGAATGAATAATGTCAGTAGTTCAGTTTTATATAGCAGGCGGTAAAGGCGAAGACCCATCAGGAATTAGTGAAGAAAACCTCTATGAATTACCAGATGATCATAACTTCAGTACTGATGATGACCTCGATTCATGTATTGAAGCGTGTGCAGAATATTATCACGCTGATTGTGACGGGTGGGAAGATAAATGGCCATTGTTATTCATGTTGTGGATTGACGACCAATATCTTGGCACGTTTGAAGTTGAGCGTGAGTTTGACCCAGCGTTTTCAGCAAGTAAGGTGGAATGAATATGGGTAAGCAAATGGTTTTGGTCGCTAGAACAAATAAGGTTGGGTCTGATTCTGAATGTGGGCTGGGCATTACTGAGGACGAATGGGATAAATTAACCGAAGAAGAGCAATCAGGATATATCAATACTGCAATTGATAATCTTGTTGATTGGTATGTGAAGACAGAGGGATAAGGTGGAGTGATGAAAGTCTATCTCGATGACGAACGTAAAACGCCAGAGGGGTTTGTGCGTGTTTACTGGCCCGATGAAGCCATTAAATTACTGGAAACTGGCGATGTCGAGTTAATTAGCCTAGACCATGATTTAGGTGACGATGAGCGCGGTACAGGCTACGACGTTTTATTGTGGATAGAAGAGCAGGTTTATTTAAATGGATTTAAACCGCCTGAAATTATTGTTCATTCATCTAATTCATCAGCACGTCATAAAATGGAATTGGCAATTGCAAATATTAAAAAGGTGAAATGATGGACAAATCAAGACAGCAATTTGAAGAGTTTATAAGTAAAGGTGATTACCCTTGGGTAAAAGGTATTATCCCTGTCATGTGGATGGTGTGGGAAGCATCGCGCGAAAGTGCTGAGCCAGAAATTAAACATCATCAACTAAGAGAGCTTGTTAATACCGCAAGAGATACGGCTATTAAATATCAAGGGTGTCAATGCTTACGTTCAGCGTTATCAACAGCCATAAGACACAGCTTAATCTGCAACGGAGTGAAAATAAAAGATGAATAATGAATATAATAGAGAACAAATGAAATTAGGCGTTCTATATGCTCGTAATCATTTAATTGGTGCATATAGATGTAACTTTATTGAATGTGATGAGAAGCGGTTTGCAATGTTTATGAATACATTATCTTACATTGCAACGGAATCTATCGATATTTAATTAAGAATGGATGATGTATTAGTTTGTAATGACGAGGCTGAAAATTGGATTAAAGAAATTCTAATTAAACATTCTAAATAAATAACCATGCAAATAATCGGATATGTATTGCTCATGCTAATACAGGGTTCTGCACATCTATAGGAAATCAAAATGATATATTTAAGTTTGTTCAACGGAATATCCGCTGGGCGATTGGCACTGTATCGCGCTGGAATTAAATTTGATAAGTATTACATCGCTGAAATAGATAAATTCGCTAATAAAGTATCTGAATTTCATTATCCAGATAATATCCAATTAGGCGATGTTAATAATTGGCGTGAGTGGGATATTGACTGGTCAAATGTAGGATTAGTTACTGCGGGATTTCCATGTCAGTCATGGAGTTTGGCTGGTAAGCAATTAGGAGATAAGGATGAGCGAGGTAAATTATTCTGGACGACATTAGAAATAATGAGTCATGTATTAGAAAATAATCCAGACGCTAAATTCATGCTAGAAAATGTAAAAATGAAAAAGGAGTTTGAGGAATATATAACATTGCATACGGAGCGCGCATTAGGTTATGTAAATAAAACTCTTATTAATAGCTCATTATTATCGGCTCAAAATAGACAACGTTATTATTGGACTAATTTTGAAGTTAGTCAGCCAGAAGATAAGGGTATTTTACTGAAAGATATTATCGAGAATATTAACTCAAGTAATGGGTCATATGAAAAAAGAAATAATATTAACTCACGTCAATCAGAATTAATGCATATCGGAAATGCTGTTGATATAAAAGGTAATGAAACGATATTGAGAGTTTATTCTACTGACGGAAAATCGCCTACATTATCAACATGTCAGGGGGGGCATCGGCAACCAAAAATAGCATTGGATTGCAATAATTACAGGAAATTAACAGCGACTGAATTTGCCCGCCTACAAACGTTCCCAGATGGTTGGTGTGAAAATATAGTTTCAAATTCACAATCATATAAATGCTACGGCAATGCTTGGACTGTTGATGTTATTGCTCACATATTTAAATGCGCATACAGAGAAAATAAACATGAAGCTATTCGTCCTACTGTTAATTATGAACAATCATGTGGTGCCAATATCTGAGGATTTATACACGCAATCGGAATGCGATAAACACGCTGAATATTTAATGTCAGTGAGGAATGTTGAGGTTATTTGTGGTGAGGTATGGAATGAAAGATAAATATTATGCTGGACTAGAAAATTACAAAGATTGTATTGAGATTGAACCGACAATAAAGGATTGCTTTGTTTTAAATACTCCATCTTGGAATATGGACGTGACAAAACAAGACTTAATTGATATCAGAAATACTATTAACGAAATACTAGAGGATGATAATGAATAAATACACCGAACTGTCTGATTTCGAGATTAATAAAAAGGTTGCTAGGAATATGCTTCCGGCTGAATATCATTTCAACGAAAAAAATGAACAAGTGGAGTTAATTAAATTTATAGGTGATACCAATAAATATGAGGTTTATGGCTCATTCGACCCATGCAATAACCCGTCCGACGCAATGCCGATTATTATTGAGAATGAAATATCCATGATTAAAAGCTCATGTGGATGGATGTGCTGTCATGGCTCAGTTGGTAATGTTGAGCATGAAAGCTCATACCGTGGCGCTATGGAAGTATTCCTGATGATGAAGGATGCGGAGAATGAAAAAATATGACTTGATATTGTGCGATCCACCTTGGTCTTACAATAACAAAGTTTCAAATGGCGCAGCAGATAATCATTACAACACCACAGATTTATATTCCCTCTCCCGATTACCAATAGAGCAAATAACATCTAAAAATTCCGTACTGTTTATGTGGTACACAGGCAACTTTGCACTCGAAGCAATTAAATTAGCCGAATCATGGGATTTTAAAGTAAAGAATATGTTCGGGTTCGCGTGGGTTAAATTAAATAAAAATGCAGGAGATAGAATAAATAAAAAACCGCCAGAAGATTTCTTTGACTTTATGGAAATATTAAACAATGAGACGAAGATTAATTGCGGTAATTACACTCGTCAAAATGTCGAAATGTGTTTAATAGCCACAAGAGGTAATGGATTGCCTCGTAAATCTGCAAGCGTTCGACAGGTTATTTATTCATGCTTAGGTGAACACAGCGAAAAGCCAAAAGAAATACATCATCGTTTGGAGGAATTATACGGAGATGTTCCTCGACTCGAATTATTCGCCCGTGATAAATACGGTGATTGGGATGTGTATGGCGACCAAGCAGAAGAAAGCATTCAATTAATATAAAGGTAAATTATGGATATTATCGACTCAGCAAACGAATTAGAACAATTACATATTCAAGCCTCATTATTAAATCGCAAACCTGCAATTAAATCATATAACGGAATGTGCATTTGGTGTCACGAAGAACCTGTCTCACCTAATAGTGCATATTGCAGTAAAGATTGTGGTGATGACCATGAACAACATAAACGGAAGAATGGATAGTATTGCATTAGAAAATGCACGACGGCAAATAGCAAAGGAATGCTTAATCGAACTAAGAAGCCATGGAATACCAAACGACAAACTAACCACTCAGATCCTCGATAAATACACACCGAAGTTTAAGCCTCTAAATCACACAAAGTACAACACCAAAGATGTTATGTGCCAATACATCAGAAATCTGCAAAAGGAAGAGAAGAATGGAAGATGACTGCATGACATTGAAAGAGTTTGCAGGGAAGCTAAAACTCTCACCATCAACTATCTATAAAAACCCACCAAAATATTACATGTTTAAGGTGGGCGGTTCATGGCGAGCTAACAAGGAAAGCCTGAAAAAGTTTGAACAGGCGCAGTTTAATGACAATAATGTTTACCGGCTGGCTGTGGTCGGTGGCAGGAGAAATTCAAAATGCCGATCTACAAAAGAGGGAATACGTTCTGGATTGATGTCACATCTCCAAGTGGAGAAAGAATTAGGAGATCTACTGGCACCACGAACAAGGTGAAAGCCCAGGAGTATCACGATAAATTGAAATACGACCTGTGGCAGATAGACAAATTAGATAAATCGCCAGAACGAACATTCGATGAGATGATGATTTTGGCGCTAAGAAACGCTGAGAGTCATCGAAGTTTTGCAAATGCACAAACTAATGCAAGGTATTTCCTAGCTATTTTCAAAGGAAGAAAACTATCCACTATTACCAGTGATGAGATCACGAACTCACTGCCTGTGTATAGCACGAAAACAAAGAGAAAACTCTCTAACGCATCCAAAAACAGGTATCGTTCATTTATTATGAGGGCATTTTCATTAGCTCACAAAAGCGGATGGATAAAAGAAAAACCGCATGTTCCATCGTTTAGAGAACCGGTTGTCAGGGTTAGGTGGATCGAAAAGGAAGTGGCAATTGAGCTTATTGATAATCTAAAGCTAAAGTGGATGAAAGACTTAGTTAGCTTGGCATTATTAACTGGAGCAAGACGAGGTGAGTTGCTATCCCTAACCTGGAGCAATGTTGACTTAGATAGAGGGGTTGCAATAGTAACACCTGAAAACTCAAAATCTAACCGAGGTCGCCCTCTCCCTTTAAATGAAGATGCTGTAAATATTTTACGCAATATCCCAAGAGAATTTGAATATATATTTACGAGAACAGGAAAAAGAAAACGATCTATCGGTCTTGAAGATTTTGAACGGGCAGTTAGATTAACTGGGTTAACAGATTTTAGATTTCATGACCTGCGCCACACATGGGCAAGTTGGCATGCTCAGAGTGGAACACCATTAATGGTATTAAAAGAAATGGGAGGATGGGAAACATTAGAAATGGTTAAGAGGTATGCCCATTTAAGTGGCGAGCATTTAACCAAATACAGTGAGCGCGTCACAATTTCGACACACTCGAAGAATGAAGCCAGAAAAAAGCCACATCTAACTCTTTTAACTGGCTGATTAATATAAATTAATATTGCCCATCATCTAAAGTAAAACGCAATCTTGAATAGATTTAATGTCGGAATCTGAATTAGAACCATTTTTTGCTTGCACGGTTAATTCACGAATACGTTGCAAGTTATTATTAATTTCATTCAATGCCCCTTCTGTGGTTTGGGCTATGGAAATACCATCATTCGCATTACGCGAAGCCTGAGTTAAGCCTTTAATATTAGAAGTAAAACGGTTTGCAATCGCTTGACCCGCCGCATCATCCTTAGCGCTATTAATGCGTAAGCCAGAAGATAAACGTTGAATTGCATTACCTAACGCACTTTGTGAACGATTTAAATTATTTTGAGTGACCAGTGACAAGTAATTGGTATTAATAACTTGTGCCAT